TCTGCAACACCGTGGTCTGCGCAGTGGCGATGTCGGTGTACGGGTCGCCATTGGCATCGTCGTTCCAAAATGCCGGAGCGCCGGTGCCGGGCGTGCCGCCGGCAGTGCCAGCGACGTCAGTGCCCCATACACCGTTGACGAGAAACTTCTGCATGAAAATTCTATCGCGCCTGATCAATAGTTTCTGCATGCAGAAGCGTGTGGTCGCCATATCTAAGTTGACTGCCGGATCGGCATTGCGCCGAGTCTGCGCGCCAACATCCTTATGGTACGCCCACACATTTGCTGAATAGGCCGCGGTGCCCAAATTGAATCCGCCACCAGCCGACTCTGCGGTATCGGCGCGTTCCTGCGCCTCATCCCGGTAGAAATCGTCTTTCGAAAACTGGAAATATCGGTCAGTTTGATGCTCCACAGGCACGTTGGCGAACACCTGTTCGGCAACGTAGTGTGTCTGGTCCTGAATGTACGCAGTTGCGATCTGAGTAAGCGCAGCCTGCACATGGACCTGCTGAAGATAGGGTTGCGGCATAGCTGTGATCCTTTCTGTGCTGCTGCTTAGCCGTTCGGCGTGTAGATCAGCATGGCAATCATCTGATTGGCTGCCGTCGCCGCCTCAAGCGCCATGCCAATCTTGCGATTGGTGGACGTTTGAGTAATGGCGCGACCGTTGGTGTCGGCCATCAGCTCGGCACCGGCGGCAACCGCCGCGCCGACAACAACCTTGGTGATGCCGCCAATCGCCACATCAGCGGCCTGACCCGTATTCGGTGCGTTCTGCAAAATCCCGTAACACAAGGCGCCTTGGGTGGTTTGCAGCGATACCGTGCGTGCTGCTGACAGGAACACGGCAAGAAATTGACCCGAGCCTTGCGGGCCGAACAGAGCGGTGGTTGGATTCCAGTAGTTCGCCGCAGCGACGCACTGTGCACCGTCCTTTTGGAGAGGGGCTTCTGTCGTCATGACAATGATCCTTTCTTAAACGGTGCGCCTTACTGGCGGCCCGACTCGCGCGCCTCTTGAATGCGCAGCTGTTTATTCGCCGGGTCGGCATAGACCTTGGCGAAAGCCTGCTCGGACGTGATGTTCTCGCCCGAATGATCTTTCAGATATTTCTGCGCCAGCGCGGTGAGCTGATCGAATGCAGTGCCGCCGCCGTTGAGCCCGGTCGAGCCGAACTCCTTGAACACGCCGGCTTCCTTGGCTGCAGCAAATCCGGCTACCGTCAGCTTCAACAGCTGCTCGGCTTCCTTTGGCGCAGCAGCGAAAAGCTTCTGCAGCGTTTCGCCTTCACTGGCAGGCAGGCCAGATTCAACAGCGCGTTTGGTAAAGCTCGCCAGCGTCGCTTCGTCTTCGAGCTTCTTGACGCGCTTCATCGCCTCTTGGCCTTCGGCGATCTGCTTCTGCAGCGCAGCCGGAAGCGTGCGACGAAGCTTGAGCATCTTCTCTTCTTCCTCTTCTTCTTCCTTGTCCTTATCCCTGCCCTTGCCGCGACGCTTCTTTTTGTCTTCTTCCTCTTCTTCTTCTTCCTCGTCTTCCTCGTCGCCGTTCTCTTCGCGGCGCCGGGCTTTCTCAGCCAAGGCAGCGATTGCCTTCAATGCATCTTCCTCGCTCGCATCCTCGTTAAGGCCGAGCGCTTTCTTCAGTTGTGCCGTCATGATGGTGTCTCCTTTGACGGTGGGTTGCCGCACCGGCGCTTGGCCTAGCAGCGGGGAAACGTGCTCGTGAAACTGCGTGAACGTCTTGGCGAGCATGTCGTGCTTGTCTGCTTCGCCGGTGTCGTCCATGATCGATTTCACAGATTCAGCGAGACCAGCGAGCGCCCCCGAGAAGCTCTCGGCGACATCAGGCTCCGGTTCTCGCGTGAACAGGTCGGCGAAAAATTCCGACCATGTCGAACGCTTGAAAGCATCGGACAGTTCGCCGCTTAGCCCGAGCGTCTTGGCGCGGCGCCGGATATGCGCCTTTGCCTTGGCCGGGTCCTTGGCCCGGCCGATCGCTTGCATCGCGTTGTGCAGGTCGGATTTGTTATGGATCGGGAATGAACCGTCAGGCAGCGCGGCGCCGCTTTCGGCGGCGCTGCGACGTTGCTCGGCGGAAAACTCGCGCTTCAGATAATCAAGCGTTGCGTCGTCGAGATCGCCCTGCTCGATATCGGTATAGGGCGATGTCTCGTCTTTTTTCATAAGCACGATGTGCACTCCTTCACCGGCACCGCGATCGACCGAGCTGACCTCGTTGATCTTCAGGCGCCGCAAAATCTTCGGCATGTCATGGCCTCTTGCAGTGTTCCCACTTGTCGGCGATCGCCGTGCGCGCCGCAGCGAGCGTTTGCTTGCTGGCGCAAACCGCTTCACGGAAATCGTTTTCGTCCTTGTCCTTGATGTGCGCCGAGCAGGGATTGGTGATGTCCCACAGCTGCGGCCACAGATTATTCGGATCGGTCGGATGACCGCCCAGCTCCAACGGAATGAAGTGATCCTCCTCGTACTCTTCGGGCTTGCCCGGAAGCCCGAGCGCATCCATTTGCTTTTTCTTGAGCGCTTCGGTGTAACTTTCCGGCGGCCGTATCGTCGCGGTCCAGCCCTTCACGCAAATTGTTTGATTGATGTTGTCCTGCGTGACGTTCGGGTTATAGACACCCGGCAGCACAATATCAGTGGCCGCCTCTTTCTTGGTGATGCCGCACATTGTTAATGTGCTGCTCAAGAGCACGCTGCCGGCCAATGCCTTCAAAGTTGGCGTTGATAAGCGCAGCCGTGGCCAATGCCATGGCGTGCATGACCTCGCGCTTGCTTTCGCCGCGCACATGGGTGCAGACGCGCGCGGCAATTTCCTTGACGCGCTCGACACGCGATTCAACATTCCATTGCTTCTCGGTCATGAATTTCAGAATCGAAAGCGCTCGCAGCGTTGGCGCATCATGCGCCTTAGACAGTCTTCCGAAGTCGTGCGGGATATAGAAGGGGATGCCTAAACCGGTTGTCTCATTTGAGGTTGCCGCCGCGAGCGCTATTTCAAGGCTTGACCAAACAGAATGAGCAGCACGAACACTGCGGATAAAACCAGCATCCAGACGATCATGTGCTTCACGCGACTTTCCCGAGACCATGCTGCCGCGCATAGATTTCAGGATCGAACCAATTATTGCCGTGCCGAACCCGGCCGCTCCGCAGCTTGTTTGCCTCGGCCCAATCGCGCAGCCAGAACAGCGCCTGCTGATAGCGCAGCCAATCCGATGCCATGAATGAATCAACCAGCTGCGCCCGCATCAGATCGCGCTGATCGGTCTGTCGCCACAGCAATGCACCCTCATGGTTGCCATGTTACCGCCCGCGCCGTGTCATGCGCCCACTTGCGCAGTTCACACTCGATCTCGGTCCTGCTCTGCTTGATCGGCGGCGGCTTCGGATCGGCCGCAGCCGACAACGTGCGCCAGCCAAGATCGGTCAGCGTCCAGGTGCCGGCGCCATGCGGTCCAGCCGGATGAAATTGGACATAGCCGTCACGGTGCAGCTGCCGAATCCGGGCTTCGGTGGCATCCACGAACATGGGCAGACCTCGTATTTGTCCAAGTGAATCGCCATGTTAAAGATGTGGAGTAGACAAAAATGCCCCCTAATTACGGCTCCTATGACGGCTTGCCGGTCCGTTGGCACGACAACGAGGCTTGGATGTTTTTCAAGGGCCACTGGTGCGAGACCAGCGCCGCCGATTGCGACACCGCTGCGGCACTACTGACCGCCGAGCAATTCCACCGCGAGTTCGGTCAATTGCCTAAAATGCCTAAAGCTGCTTTCCAGTCGTCCGAGTAACCGTCCGTCACTGCCTTGTAGATTGCGATGCTCTTGTCACGCGCGGCGTTGTACTTGGTCACATCAGGCTGCGGTCCGGTTTCTTCATACTTCTGCATCAGCTTGTATTGCTCGTGCCCACCGGTGTTCTTGGCATCAAGCATTTTCTGATCCATGAACTGCACTTCGCCGATCATGCCGTCGCGGAAGCGCACATTGGCGGTACGATCGGCATAGCCGACCTTCGACCGCTTCCACGGCTCAGCGGTAACCTCGAAATGCTTTGACAGCTCGGCGACCGCCGCATCGGATTGCTCGGGGCGCTCGACAATCAAGGTCATGCGGGCAACGTCACTAACGCGGGAAAGCTGGCCTTGATACTTGGTGTCGCGCTTGAACGCGATGCGCTCGATACCTTTCTGATTGCGGCCCTTCCAACCATTCTCTTTGACCGTGGCGCCAACCCGGTTGGCAACCGCATGGCCGACATCAACCAGCATCTGCTGATCGCGCGGGCCGGCCGCGGTGACCGCATAGAGACTCTTGATCGGCGACGCATTGGCCCAAGCCTGGACCACAGCCTCACGCGCCTTGAAGCCAGCTACCGGTGTCTTGTTGCCAGTGGCGTAACCCGTTACGCCGTCCTCGATCACCAGCTCCAGTGCGCACATGCAGTTCGGGTGCGGCGGCGGTGCATCACCGGCATCACCGAACTCGGCATCAAGATCGATCGTGCCGTGCGAGGCGGCCTCTTCGCAGATCGGACAAGGATTAGGCCCGAGCGTCCAGACTTTCTTGACCGGCACACCAGCCTTACGAGCCGCGCGGCCGGCAGCCAATGCCCCGGCATTCTGCGCAAAGCTCATCTCGGTGCGCGCGATCATCTCGGCGCGGTAGTCCGAGAACAGGCCAGCCTCTTCGAGCTTATCGGCCAGCGTGTCGACGTCCCACTGACCCGCCATTGCCTGCCGCGTTAGATCGCGCAGGCCCTCGCTGGTCGTGTCGTTAACATCGTTGATCAGCTCGCCGGCCCGAGTGTCGGCGTGATCTACTGCAAAAGCGCGGGCGGCAAAGTCGACATTGGCAGGCTCACGGAAATCGATTCCGCTCACCACAGCGTTGACGGCATCAGACGCAGTGTCGGTGCCGGCAGCTGCCAACGCATTGCGAATACCGCGAATGTCGGCCTCGACATCGAGCGCCTCGTCGATGTCGTCATCTTCCGCCTTGTGAACGCGCGCAGCTAAGCGATTGACATAGGCGTGAATGAACCGCGATCGCTGTCTGGCAAACAGCCGATGAAACGCGTGATAGATGATGGTTGCGTTTTCAGTATCGAAAGGGCGCCCGCGCGAGCCGCCTGTCCCGCGCTTTGTCAACCGCGAGATTTAACGGCGAGTCGTCATTGTCTACTTGCTCGAAGGGCACCGACGACCCGCCGATCGAAAATTCCGGCAGCAGGCCGCGCTTGTGCGCTTCCCACAAGGCCGGGTCCTCGATCTTGTAGCCGGCAATCCAGCCGATCTGGTTGTCTTTCTGGCTCAGATCAAACGCCTTCATGAAGTCCGGCGTGGTCAGAAATGACATCACTAGCCGACCAGTGCCGCGCTCCGAATGCATGACGCCGTGATCGCGCGAATGCAGCACGTAATCGAGCACCGCATTCTCAAGCTCATCGATCGGGATAATGTCGCCCTGCTTGTCGATAATGTAATTGCCGTCCTTGGCCACCACCGACGCCCATCCAAATATCATCTGCCGCTCGGCGTCCGCTTTCTTGATCGTCAGCGGCACCGACCATTTCTCGGTGCCGATGCCGGTATCGCCGGCACCACCATTGCTGCCGTTCTGACCGGGCTTTTTCTTGCGATCTTCAGCCTGCTGCAGCGCCTGTTGCCGTTGGCGCCGCCGGTGCGCCGCGCTCTGCACATGAACCGCGCCGACGCTCGGCTGCTGCTTCATGACCTCAGAAAATATCTTGGCCGTACCGCCGTGGGAGCTGCGCCATGTGCCATAGCACTGACCAAGCGCGGCCTTCTGTTCCTTGCCCTCGCCCATCACTTCCTTGACGCAGCGGGAAATGAAATGACTTTGCGATTCGCCTGCAGTCGGTTTCGGCATGGAACAACCTCAGTCGTAGAACAATACGGCCTGACACTCGAAATCGACCGGTAGCCCGGAATGCCCGGCCTGCAGCGCCAGCCAATAGCCGTCAGGTACCGACCAGTTGAGATCGACCGGACAGCGCAAAATCTGATTGGCCGCGCCGGGCGGCCGAACCCGGAAGCTCGACGCAGCAAAGATGCTGTCCAACGCGGGGTTGCCGTGAATCTCGGTCTTGTTGGTGCCGCCAACCTGTCGCAGCTCAATCACACCGACTGTGCTGCCACCAGCCCAACCGTTAGGCTTGGTCGCAACGAGCGCAGCCTGAAACAGAACCACCGCGATATTGCTCTGACCAAAGGCGGGCGCATCGCCGTGCATCATCGACAGGCTTATTTCGTAGCCGTGCAGCAGCATTGAACCCGAGACCTCGGTGAGGCACTGCACCTCGGAGTTCTGTAGGTTGCCGGCTTCCCAGCCGATATAAGCGGTTTTCATTGGGGCGGCCGACTCCGCTCATGAATGGTGCTGCGAATCTGGGTGCCGTAGCGGTGATAGACATGCACCGCACCGCCACCGATGATAAATCCGATAATGCCAGCTACGATCAGCATCGGGGATTGTGGCCGGTCAGATAATCGCGCAGCGCCGCGGTCGCCTGCGCCATGTCCATGCTCGTGCGATAGAACAGCGAGCCGGTCGGACCGCCCTGACTGGCACTATCGCCGCCCCATTCAGCGTAACGCTTGGCATGGCCGCAGATGCATACCGCCCACGAACTCATCGAGAAAGCGGTTTCATTCCAGCATTTACTGTCGGACGGCGTGACCGGATGCAGCTCGCCGCGCTCAAGCATACCGAGAACCTTTATCAGTGAATCGCGCTGCGACGGGGTCAGGCCAAGCTCGTCAGCCGATAGATAATTCGGAGCCAGCATTGCTTTTCTCCTTAGTTGTCCACAGATTTTCCACGCAGCTTATTGCCCGGCCTAACGCATTAGGCTTTACTTGCCGGGCTCGGTGCGAGCCGTACAACAACGGTAGGCGATAGTCGCAGTTCGGTCGTGACGCCTGCACGCACTGGTAATCAGCGGATTATTCATCGCGGGAACAGCGATGGCGCGCACCGGGCACCTTATCCCTAAAACTTGACCGGCTCGCCGTTGAGCGTGAATCCTTCATGCGTCGGCGGCCCCATGAACCGCTGCTGACCGAGAAACTGGCTTTTGGCAATCTGCTGCTCGCGTTCGAGCGCTTCCAGCTCTTTCGGGTCCGCTTTGCGGATTACCGGCGGCCGATACAGATCGATCGCAGGTGGCGGAATTGTCGACATGCCACGCTGCTGTCGCAGCCGGTTATGCGCTTCGCGGTACGCCGGTGACAGCTTGGCCCAATTTGCTTCCTCGTAAGTCTGGCCGTTAAGCGCAGTCTCAGCTTCGGCCCGCGATATCATCGGTGGCCGCTCGTGCTTGACGATCTGCACCAGCTGCGGCGGCTCGACCTCTTCGAGCATGCCGTATTCCTGAGCCATGTCATCAGCGGCCTTGTCGACGAGCTGATCGGCATAGGTCTTCAACGCCACCGCTTCTGCTAGGCGCTGCTCGCGTTCAAGCCGCCGCCGCTCTTTGCGTGCCTTGCTGGCCATTGCCATTTCTCCTGCTGAGCGCCTGCTTAGCCGCAGCTCCCATCAGCATCTTCAGCAATCCGGCTTGCGTAATCGCGCCGGCTTGAAGCGCTGGCGAAGCTTCTTCGATCTCGGGGAAGCCTGCAGCGTCAGCCACCCAAGCCTCAAGCTCATCATTCGGGAACAGCGGCATGCCGGCCGCGGCAATGTTCTTGATAAAGGCGCCGAGCGAATCGAGATCGAGCCGCTGCGGCATGTCAGGCACAAACTTCGGCACCATCTCGTAAGGAAAGCCGTTCATCTTAAACAGCCTCGGCAATGCAAACCGATTCATCACCTGCGCCGCGGCATTAAGCCAGCCTTCGATCGCGGAATAAAACATGTCGACGCGAGTCATCGCCAAGTTGTTTGTGCCACGCACCTCGTGGCCGAGCTTGATAAAATCGGCGAGCAGCGTCATCAGCATTTGCACGCTGTGGCGCTCGATGGTCTTGTCCGGGTCAACGGTCTGCCGGCCGTGCTGCGGCGTTACCAGTTGAAACTCGAACATGCGCAGATTGGTCGGCTTGCCGTTCTCGTCACGGTACGGATCGGACGGCAGCAGTGCGCCCATTTGCTCATCGAGACGAACCCGGGCCACTGCGTTCTTGTAGTAATTGAATGCTTTGATCGCCGCGGCAACATCGGGATCGCTGGTATTCGGCGAGCCTGCCTTCTCAATCAGCGCCGACGGCACATAGATCACCGGGAAGCCGCCCATGCGCTCGAACAAAATCGCCTCAAGCTCTTCGAGCCGCTTGACGAAATAATAATCGCGGTAGGCATTGCGCAGAATGCTGCGCCCTTCTGGATTGTTCTTGTGGCTGGTCGGCCGAAACAACAAAAGCTTTTCGATTGGGATGTCGATAAGGGTCCCGAGCCAGGGCTGCTGCGTCACGCCAGTAATTTGCCCGTTATCGTCGAAAAACCACTTGATCACAGTTTCTTGGCCACGAATTGGCAGACGACGCCAGCCGATCAAACCGTCATTGTATCTACTGATCGGGATATCGTCTGGCTCGCCGACCGGCCGTTCCTCTTCGGATTTCGGCGCTGTCGGCTCCAGGCCGAGCCGCCGCTTATAGACGATCTCGTGCACCGAATAGCCGTAGGGCAGCATCGACAGCATCTCGACGATGAAATCATCCCATGTGTGAGTCATGTCGTCGCGCAGACTATCAGCGAACATCGCAAATTTGTCAGCCTGCGCATTGTTGTCGATCGCCGGATCAACACGCCATGTCACTTTGCGCATGGCCTGCTGAATCGTGAAGATCATCGCACCTATTACCGAACTATTGTCTAGCATCTCCCGGTAAGTTCGAGCGGCCTCACGACCGATCAACTCACGCAGAAACTCTTCGCGTATCCAACCGCCGTACTGGCGCAGTCCATACGAGCCGTAATCGGAAAAGTTCAGCCCGTAGGAAAGATCAGGAGCACGCCAACCCAGTGACGCGTCAGTGATCGGCCGTCGTTGAATCGGGACCGGGTCTGCCATCAGCGCGTCCGCACCAAGCTCTTAAGAATGATATTGCAGATCGAGCAAACGTCGCCATACCAGCCCGCAGCCTGCTGGAAAGTAGCGCTAGGCCGCCCGTCGGCTCGACGGTGACTACACCGCTTGAACTGATACTGATACGGCGTCTTACCGTAGCGGACATAGGGCGATTGCCTGTGCTGGAATGTTGCTGCTCTCATTTGATTCTGTGCTCTCGTTCTAAACGGTCAACCCGCTCGTTGAGCGAGTTGATCTGTGCCTGCAAAACCTGATCGCGGTAATTCAGCTCGCCGCTCGGCGTAATCCCAGCGGATAATTGATTGAGGCGCGCGCGAATCTGTTCACGATCTGCAGCGGCAGCCTCTTTGATATTATTGATTTCGTGGCGAACTATGCCGGCGGCAGCAACAACCAGCGCCAGCAGCAACGAGGCAATCGAAATAATAGTTCGCCAGCTTGTACCGTTGTTGGTGCTCATCGCGCATCCCTGCCCCCGTTAGTGCAACAGCAGCAGAACAGCACCGAACCCCGCGAGCGTCAGGCCGGCAAACATGAATACCCATAACAATGGATTATTGAGATCGTAGGGATCACGATCCATGCGGGCGATGCTACCGAACAGCAACACGAGACCAAGCGCCAGCAGAAAGCCAGCAATGATCGCCGTCACGGACCAAGCTCGACCGTGTCACAGTCGAGCAGCACCTGCTTCACCTGCGGCGCCGAATGATAAACATTCTGATACGGGCCACTGTCGCCCTGTTTGCGACAATGCAGATCGCCGGCCCGACCCGACTTGGCCAGGATCACCAGCCCGACCTTGTCGGAGAACCACGCGCGATATTCGTATTCGTCGCCGAGCGCCTTGGAGAAAAATGCTTCAGCCATCACATACCTCGCTACCCGCCGCGCCTTTAGCGCAATCCATAGCGGCACCGGCCGGCTATGATGATCAACGTCGGTCAGTTCTCGAATGAACTGCAACATTCGGAACTGCAGCATTGCCATCACAGAGCGGCCGGGATGGCGCTGATGATCGCTGCCGGATTGATCGGCATCGAAATATGCAGCGCCATTATGGTGACTTCCCATTCGGGATGATCGCACAGCACCTTGACATAGGCCGGGTTAATCCAGTCACCGGGTCTAAGCACCGTCGAATTGGTAAGCGATTGCACCTCGTAGGTGTTGCCCAACCGAGCATAGGCCAGCGTGATGGTCTTGGTTTTCACCAGCCCCAACCGCGGTGCCAGCCAAAGCCGGGCGCGCCGACGCCAAAGCCGGGCCTAAAGCCTAGACCTGAGCCCCAGCCGCCAAAGCCAGGAGCGCCCCAACCCACAGCGCCGCCCCAACCAGCACCAGGACAGGAGCAGCCGCCACCGTAATAGCCGCCGCCATAATAACCAGCGCCGGCCGCCACAGCTCCGACGGCGGCAGCGCGAGCGACCGGGTGATAGCCGCGCCAGCCGACGCCGAAGTTGCGACGCATGACGCGCCGATGCACACCCGCGACCGAGAATGGAGTCAGCGGTCGACCGAGCCGAGCGTCCGCTTGTTTCACGTGAAACGCCACGCCGCCGTCCCATGACAGCAGCAGGGCAGTCAGTCCGATTGTAGCTCCCAGCAGAAATTTACGCATAACGTCTGTCCTTTCACGAAACACCCGGCCACAGCGATTGCATCGCGGTGCGGATGGTATTGAGAACCTGCTGCGCCGTTGCTTGGTTCGCAGGTATCTCAAAACCAACTGCACCATCGACCGTGGTGATCGAGACAAAACAGCGCGTGGTGTCGGCATAGATCGTTAGTTGCCGCGTCCCGTCAGCGCTATTAAGCGTGCCGTAAACATTGGCCATAATGCTTTATGTTGATTGATTGTCGCCGGTCACAAGGCGAAGCTTGGCGCTTGATTTCTTCTTCGGCCTTGGCTTCGGCGGCCACAGCTTGATCCGCTTGGCAGCGAGCAAGATTCCCACCTTGAGGATTACTTCGGCAGCCGCCTCACCGTCCTCGCTGACGAGGGCATTGGCCAGCCAATCGATAACTTCATGCTTGTTAAAATTGTAGTTTGGATCGGGCAAACGATCGCCGATCCTCTTAGCGAGGTGAATCATGTCACAAGCTATGGCCTCGCGCTCGGTAGCGTGAGTGTGGCCGCCGTGCTCACACTCAAAGATTTGCGCCACCAAACAACCAAATTAGGCCGCAGGCGCCGGGGCCGGAGCCGGGGCCGGAGCAGGCGCCGGCACCGTATTGGCCGCCACCGCATTCGCCAGCACATTGGCGTCGGTATTGATCTGGTCGACCAATGCCTGAACCGCCGCCGGGTCCTCGGCAGCCAACGCGTCTTTGAGAGCTGCGCTCAGCTGCTGCAGCAATGATGTTACTGCCGCAACCTGATTGGTCTCGCCAGCAATGGCGGTTCGGATATCGTCTAGACTTGCCATCTTCGATTTCTCCCCTGAAAGAAGCTCATTCAGCATGTACTCGATCCGCGCGAGCCGGGCATTGAGGATAGGAAGCCACTGCCAGAACCACATGGATCACCACACACCGGATTGTGTAGCAGCTTATTCTTACGGGGCGATGTCAGATAACGCCATTGAAATCTGGAATTAGTTCACCATTCCTTGTCACCGGAGCCCGGCCAATAGCGCGGCGTGCCAACAAAGACCGGCGACACGATCGGCACCGCGGCCTGATCCTTGAATGCCAGCTCGGTGACCGCCCAGACCATGGCATCGAGCCGGTCAGGCGAGGGGTCACCGCTTAGCGGGACCCACGTCGTTTGCTGGTCTTCCAATTCCGGCATCGGTTTGCAGTGCGTCACCTTGCCCTGCTCATACAATGCCGCGATCGGCTCGGCTCTTGCCTGCTTGCTGTGGCGGGCATGGACGATACGGATCGGCAAATCCTTCTCGACGGTGCGGATATTGGCGCGCACCAGATCGCCGCCCTGATTGCCTTCCGCCACAATCCGATCGGCCTGATAATCATGATAGGCCTTGACCACCATCTTGCCCCACCGGTCTGGCGTATAGCGACCGCTGAGATCGTCCAGCACGTAATAGCGCTTATCGATCGCCAGCCCGGCCACCACAATGCCGGTCAGGCTCGATTGACTGCCGACTGTCACTGCTGGATCGACACCGACAACAATGCGCAGCATGTCGGGGAATGGCGGCGCTGTCCGTGACCTCTCGATCAGCGCCCGGGTCCATAAGGCGCCTTCCATCTCTTCAATAAGGTCTCCAAGTAGCTCCTGACGGCCGAGACTTGTGCCCTCATATCTTGAGATGATTCTCGAATAAAATGGTGACGCAAGAGCGGCGCGGTTGTCGTAAGTAGTCGCGCGCGTAATAACGCATATCGGGTTGGCGCCACGGCTCATCCTGACCAGTTCGCGGATGATTGGAATTGGCTTCGGCGTGGTCGAAATCATCGCCTGCGGATTAAGCCCGATCCGCAAACCAAACATCGCATTGTCCCACGCTTCTGTAGCGCTATCGCGCAGCTTCGACCGCGGCCATGACGCCAGCTCATCGCACCAGATCGCACCGTGCTGCGGACCGCGTAAGCGCTCAGGCTCTTCAGCGGTGTAGATCGTGGCATAGCTGCCGTTAGCCCAGAACAGTTGCCGCTTCGACGGCTCGTAAATCGGGCGGCCCATCAGCTCGCCTTTGCTGTCGATATCATCGGCGAAAGCATTCTCCATAATGCCGCTATCGCCCTCGACCATGACCTTGCGGGCCGAATCAGTAGTCGGCGCGATCAGGCCAATATGACGAATGCGCTGCCGAACCTTCTCCCGCACCCATTCGGTGCCGGCTCGGGTCTTGCCGGCGCCGCGGCCAGCCATGAATAACCAGAATTGCCAATCGCCCGGCGGCTCATGCTGCTCGATCCGGCCGACCGCTTCCCACTTATGCCAGATATTGTCGGCGGTCGCTTCGCCTTCCTCGCCTTGCTTACGCAGCTTGGCAAACCGGCGCCTGATCTCGCGCTCGGGGTCAGCCGTCTGATTAGCCAGATCGGCGATCTCAGCCAGCGTCGGCATATTTTTGGCAGCGTCCCGCTATGCGCTCAGAGCCGCGCAGTTACTTTGCAGCACATCAAACCATCGGCGTCGCTAGGCGGCGACGGCTAGGCTCCCGGCTGCGAACTCGACCTTGGTCAGCTGGCCAAGGATCGAGACAAAAGCAACCTCGCGGTCACGCGAGGTCATACGGTCGAATGTGCCAATGAGACCAGCGAGCGGACCCTGCTTGATCCGCACCTTCTGACCTTGGCGGAAACCTTTGCGCAATGTGATAACACCGTCACGATCCTCGCGCGCTTTGATCTCATCGATCACCGCATCATGGATCAGCGCCGGCTGCTCGTCGCTTATAAACACAGCATCGACTCCGCAAGTCGTTCGCACCAGATACCAGATCGGAACGAATAAGACGAAAAAATATCGACCGAACAGATAACTCTCGACGAGCTGTTTGTGTCCACGGAAGAACCGTCGTTCCCGAAAGCGCGGGAAGTAAACAACGAATCCTCGATCTTGAAGGAAGGTTCTAGCAACGGCCTGCTTGCCGTTCTCCGATGTCGCCACGAGCCACGGCATCCTCGATCCTCTGAGCCGCGCATTACGCTTCCCCCGCGCGGCTCGGGTTGCTCATGACGACAGAATCAACACCATCACCTCGCTCTTTGGCAAGCGAAACCTTTTCCACATCTTATCCGAAGGTTTAGCCGCCGTTCGATTTCACTGCGACCAATGTCGGCGTGTCATCGTCATCATTGTCGATAACCGGTGGACGATCAGGTTCGCGCCGACGCACCGCGGCCAACGTGATCATGAAGCTCTCAAGCGCATCGATTGCCGGAGTGCCATGCGCTTCCTTATCGCGCGGCGCCTGGACAGTGATCGATCGGAATGTCGGTGACTGATACGGCGCCAGCGATCGCGCATAGAACGCGCACTTCTCGGCCATGCTGTGAAACTTGCGCAGCTTGTCGGGATCGTCGTCATCACGCAGCGGCAGCTTCGGCATCAGCTGCATGGCGGCCTTGAAATAGAATATCGCCAGCTCTTCGAGCATCTCCTTGGCCAATGGGATGCCATCAGCACGATGCTGTAATGCGAGCTTGCGCTCGGTCGTTCTGCGATTAACGGAACCGAATGGCCTACTCATTTACCCAATAGATTTATCACAATTTACGCGCTCGCACATAGCGGTAGCGGGTACCGTTGACATAGAGGCGCGTCCGACAGCGATGACGGGCGCTGACGATAATATCAAAGCGACAAAACATGCCGGCTTCCTTGATATAGCCGCGGGTCACCACTTCCCAGAACCACAATGGCGTCATGCATCACCAGTACAGTACCGCTCCCGCTGCGAATACGCCCAACAGCGAGCCGGCAATGCCCAAGATCAGGCCGCGATAAAATGCCTGCCGTATTAGGCTCGTGATCACGACGTCCTGGATAAGGTCGTGCTTCCGCTCCTTAAACCACTGGTCCATCAGAGTCGGGTTGCGCCAGTGCGGCATCGATCATCCTCCCCCACGTTTGCAGCCAGAACTTAGTAGCGACGGCGCCAACCGCATTAAGCATCCGCTCGTCCGGCACCCGCATAGCCTCGATGGCAGCACGTGCCAGAACCTTGGTGTCGTAAGAGGCATTAAAGAGACTCGGCTTCGGATTAGCCGCATCGACCCATGCCGCCTCGATCGCTGTCGCCACCCTGTCGACCATGGTCATCTTGGCGTGCTTCTCAATGCCCACCACGCAATGTAATTTACGAACAGCATCCCTAAAATGCCGCCAAGAAAGCCAAGGCCAAAGCAGATCATCTGCCACCATTGGCATGCTGCTCGCATGCATTGACCGCTGCGGCACGAGTCCGGTGCTTATCACCAAGGTCTATGCGTTTGCCGAAATTACCACGAAACTTGGCCGACGCGCCCCACACCTCATACTGCGGATCGTAGCTCAAGACGTACTGGTAACGACCGTGCTGTGCACTCCAGAGGCTCATGTCAGCAACCGGCTCTGGCATCGACGGCAATGGCATCCATAACAACTTCATTTCATCACCAATTTAAGTGCCGGCGCCGGTCCTGGCGAAACCGGCGCCGACTTAAGACCAGCCCTTGGGTAAGGGGGGCTCACTCATTGGGCCGATCTTGTTCCTGTTCCTGCTGCTCCGGTGGAGCATGCTGGTGATTCTCCGGCTTGAAATAGCCGATCAGGATTGATGCCAAGCTCGACAGCACACCACGCAGCTCAGACGCTGACGCAACCGCATTGTCACGATCGGCAATGCAGGCACGCACCCGATCCTCGATGACGTGCTGCTCATTATCGCGGGCGGTGATGATCGCCTTAAGCTCAGCGATCTCAACCCGCTGCGCCGTCAATTCCCGGCGTAGCCTGTCACGATCGGCTAGCGCCTGTTGATACTCTGTCAAACCACGCTCGATAATTCTGGCGCGTTCGGCTGGCAGCTGTGCCGCAGCAGCAGCCGCGGCGCCCTCGAAATCCTCGCGCACCGACGGTGGCGCATATTCCATGGCCGAGCGCTGCGTTTCAAACTCCTCCGCTGCATGGCGCGGCATCCGCGGTATCGTTTTGATTACTTCAGACATCCCCTCTTCGATGGTCGCTTTCTGGGCCATGGCCTTCCCCCTCCTGCGGACATGCGGGAACAACATCATCCCCAAACGCTACTCTACCCCATTGCAGCTTGCAAATGATTATCGGCCGAGCGCAGCGATTATCCCCACGCCAAACGACAGGGCTATCAGGCCGACCAGGATCAGATCGAGCAGTGCCATTCCGACACCCCCGCCCGAGCATAAAAAACCGCCCCCATTTTGCAATAGGGGCGGCAGTAGGGTGACGTATGCTGAAGTTGGAACTTTACTTGGCTTCGCGGATAGCAGCAAGTGCCGCCTTGCCAGTCAGCGGCATCTTGCGCAATTCGCCACGCCGCTTGGCCCGGCTTTTCTCGGCTGACGCCTTAGCCTTGACCCTAACCCGAGCCAGCTGGCCGGCTTTAATCTCGGTCTTAGCCTTTTCGTCGGCTTCATTGCGCTGATTCCACGGCATGCTCCGAACATCGAGCGGATCGTCCGGCTTCTCAACCGGTCTCGGGTCCGGCTTTGGCAGCTCGACCGGCGTGACAATCGGCTTGCGCTCATCGTCGTCCAGTCGAACCAGCCGAGCCCGCGCCTTCATCAGCTTTTCGAGCTTGTTCGCCCATCGGAACATCCGACTGTGAACGCGCCTGATCTCGTCGTCGGCCTGTTGCAGCTTGGTCGTCTTGCTGATAGTTTTCGTCTTGGTGATACTCATCTCCTTCTCCTTTCGTGGTTGGTCACTGGCGGCCCGGTTTACCGACCGGGCCGCTCTTCATTTGAGCATGCAAATCATAGCACGCTACCAAATCCGCACCACCAACCTGATTGTTTGATCACACCAAACAAACAACTCCGCGGCAGATTCATCAATGCCTGCGGTGCGATTTGCGAGCTAAGTGCTTGCGCCTCATTTCGCGGATCACGGTTGTGCTCGGGAAATTCGTCAGCAATCACGTCGCGCAACAGCGCTAAGTCATTGATAAAATATTTTTCACTCAGGTTGCGCAACCTACTTTGTCAGGCCCTTGTCCCGCTTGGCCTGGAACAACGCACGCTGCGCCATGACGATGTCGCGGCGGCCGGCAATGTCGAGCATCTCGGCTTCGGTTGGCCAGCGCGGCTTGAGGTTGTCGCCGAATACCAGGATCGACTGACACTGAATGCATATCGTGATGTCGCCCGGCGCCGGCTTGGCGTGCATGCCATGGCTCATGGCTGCATCGAGCTGATAGGTACAGCTCGGACATCGGCTGACGGCCAATGAAACGTGTTGCCTATGCGCCATCGATCCTCTCAATATCCGGCAGGAGCTTCTCGGCTTGATCCAGCGTTTCCAAAAACGTCAGTGCTGCCCTGGACAGGACATGTGCCCGCGCCGCCCAATAATCATTGGACTCGTCCTGCAGCAGCTGGCGCAGCTGCGGCCGTTGTTCGGCGAGCATGAGATAGGCCAGACGCACAGCGTCGAGCGCTGACCGGGATGCAACTGTCTGCACGGTTGTGAAGCCCCATGTGATTCGCCAGCGTAAAGCAAACGGCCCTGCTCGCAAGAGCAGGACCGTCGCACTCACAAGATATTTATGACGGCTTGTTCGGTTTCACGGCCTCACGGTTTTAACCGCCACTGGCGTGGCGAGGTGAATGGTGGTTGACCGAACCGAACCTTGTAGTGCCCCGGTCATAAGGGAAACCAATGGAAACCTTATGCCTACCCACTTGCCCGTTGCCGCCGCGGCTGCAGGATGGAGTCCACCTTCACCTAACCTCTTGCGGCTTAAGCAGCACAATTCGCGCCGGGATGACCCTGCTGCCATTACAGTAATCACAGCATCGCCCGGTCTTCGTCACCGGCCACGGATTATTACCATAGCCACTGCCGCTCGGCCACATCTCGACCGGACCGCCACAGATGCAACACTTCGGTTCTCTTACTTTCTTATTTGACATTACACTTTCTCCTTCTCTGCTGGTTGCTCACGCAGCCTTACGATGGCTTCTTGCAGCGCCCGGATGTTCATCTGGTAGTGCGCAACCGTCATCGCCCGCTCGCTTGGCCGCATCCTGCGGCGCTTCGAGTATGCCGCGTTTTCAAAACGCATCTCGTCATTCAAGATGCCTTCGAGACGCCTGATGATCTCGTCGTTAGTCATCCTCACCCTGTCAATCGTCATGTCACATTCTCCCTTCCGGTTCGAGTTAATGCCTGCTCCAGCCGATCGATCAGGACGGCATACTTTTCCTTATCGGTGCCGAGCCAGCCGATCGTGAAGCAGATAACGGCGCGAAGGTCGTCGATCTTCATCTGCTGCCGTACCTGCTTTAATAAGATCAGTTCATCGATCCGTTCCATCGTATCCATTTCCAGACTCCTGTTTGGTTATGGGCGAGGCATTGAGCCTCGCCCGGGTTTGCGTCAGGCCGCTTTCGCAACCTCCTTCCACTCGACATCGATGATCTCGCCGCCGAAGCCTTCAAGCTCGTCGGCCCGGTCATACTCTTCGACGTCCTGAGCCATGCGGGTCACCGCGTTAGCGATACCCCACCGGGACAAGTCACCACCCTTGATGAAGTAATCGAGCACCTTGGCGCTCTCGGCTTCTTTAAGATCGAGCCGATCGCTCAAGACTTCGACCGCCTTGACCGGGTTCTCGATCTTCTCGCCGGCTGCTTCCTTCATCTTACCGAGCAACTTCTGGAAGGTCTCGTCGGACAGCGTGGCCATCACCACGTCGCGCGCCTTGAGCAGGAACGCATTGTCATCAGCGGCTAAGGTCTCGTCGCTGAGCATCTCGTAAACGTCTTCGGTGGTATCGGCGCGAGCCCCGATATGCAGCTTCTTGAAGCCGCCGACCGGGAAGCGCATGCCGTTCTTGCACACCAGCCGCTGAGCAAACGGCCATGTCTCGAACATGCTGTTGCCGATCTCGCCGTTGCGGACCTCTATGCCCGCCTCGACGATGTCGCCGACCTTCACCTCGCCGCGTAGCGTCGGCAGCGTAGCTTTCAGATACATCCGCGAGCCGGTCAGTGCCAAAGACTGGAACTGCAACTCGGGATGCTGCTGGAAAGTCGGAAGGATCGTCGCCAGGACTTTCTCATTCTCGATCCGTTGATATCGATCGGATAAGAACGCCCGGACATTGCCGCGCAGTGTGCGCACCATGCGTCGTTCGTGGTTCTGTCGAAACCAGCGATTGACGTTAGCTGCGTACAGATCGGGAGCTTCGGCGCGCATCTTCGCGGCATACTTGGCCGGGATGCCGACGCGCTCGGCGATCTGATGGTGCGAATAGTCGTCGATCGGAAACTCGCCCTGACCATTCACGATCAGCGATTTGCCGTGATCGAGCACCGTTAGCTCGCGCGAGTCGGCGATCATGTCCCGCTTGTTCTTGCGAGCATCCTCGACGGCCTGCGCCAGATCAACGACGCTTTGATATTGCGTTTTCATGGTGGAACTCCTTTCGGTTGGTTACTGTGCCCTTTGCACACCGCAAATATAAGCTCTCATTGGAACTTCGTCAAGCCTCAAAAACCCTTATTTTGCAGCCTATTAGCCCCTCTTGTAATTCAGGACCACTGGTCCTATATCTAATGTGCAGGTGGCACTACCGGGGCGAATGCCCTCCGCGGCCGGTCCCCGGGAACCCTTCTCCTGCTTCTCCACGGTGCTCGAAGAGAGACCGTCACCAGTTCCGCCAGTCGGGCGGGGCGAGAAAGTTCCCCCGGGGGGTCAAGCCCCGGCTGCCAGTTGGGCCAGCACTGAGGGGAGCCATTGCGGTCGATCCGCTGAAACAACGGCCGAGACGGCCAAGCTACCGAAGACTCTTTCTGCGGCGACACGGCTGGCAGTGTGAACGGCGACAAGCCGGGCGCGGTGCCGCGCAACAGTGTGACGCGTCAATGCGGTTGCGCGACTAACGTGGCGCTACAGAAAGGGTCGCAACCTTTGCCGGCGGACGTTCTTGAGAGCCGCCGGTTCATTGGGCGGGTTGCTCCCGCCCCGCGAACGATCAACACAAACCAATGGAGTCTTTATGTCTCTTCGCTCGCATCTGAAGTCGATCGCCAAAGCAATCAGCTGGCGATTGATCGGCGCTGTCGACAGTTTCGCCATCGCCTATTTGGTTACCGGCCACGCTGGTGCGGCGGTCGGTTTCGTCGGCCTGGAAGTCTTGACCAAGTCGCTTTGGTACTACGCTCATGAGCGGGCGTGGGAACATCCAGTCCTAGTCCGGGTTTTCGGCAAATCGCCGAAAGCTTCTCACTAACTCAAACCAATGGGAGTCTCTGATGTTGGCCTTTTTCAAATGGCTCTTCACCACCGACAAACCGGAGAAGTCTCCGACTTTCGCGGAGATCATCCGCTAAGCACTACAGCGCCGCCCCACGGGACGGCGTCAATAGTGTTTACGATTATGAGGCAAATGCTGGCGCAGGAAGTGCGGGTTCGATTCCCGCTTAGCCTCCCAAATTTCTGCACGGCGTAAGAGTCCGGCCCAAAAGAGCCGCTAACAAGCAAATATCGGCACAGCGCCGACGGCGGGGATAAGCTGGCACGTAGTCTGGCAGGCGAATAGCCGAACGACCAGTGTTGCAGTGCAGATCAAATTTTTCGGCGATCAACTAGGGCGTCACCCTGCAGGCCGTCGGACAACCTCTCGCGCGCAAGCGCCACAGGCCCGGCCGCGCTGAACTGCAGCAGTGCTGCCGCCCCGAGCGGGCGGCAATGCGGTGCAATTCAAACCAGAAAAGGAGTCTTCCATGTCTAAGAAAACCTGCGAGTGCGGGCGCGTCAACTGCGCGTTTCCAAACTGCGAGTACTGGCGCTGCGGCGACGGCAAACTGTTCTGGTCGTCCGCTGCCGCGATAGCGCATGCGGAAGATGTGTTTACGACAACCGGCGTGGTTATCGCCGTCGAGAAAGGAAACAAGCAATGACCCGCATGCAACAGCAGACCTGCGACGGATTCTGGCGCGTCGCCAGGATCGGCAGTCACGTCATCGATCGGCACAATCCGCGCCACGTCGGCCGGATCACGCGGATCAACTGGTCAACCACAGCCCGGGTCCACTGGAACAACGGCTGGATGCAAGACAGCATCCCGCTCGAAGACCTGTGGCCCGTGCGAGCACAGGAGTGGATCACATGAACACCAACGATCTAGCACGCTGGATCGTGGAGCACGGCGCCGACAAGCCGGAAGTCCCGGCCGATGCCGGCATCCCGCTCTACCTCCCAGTACCGGAAATGCCAACCCCAGAAAAAAAGGAGATCGTCATCGACTACGAAATCGACTTTAGCTGAACCTCAAACCAACAGGAGTCTATCATGACAACCTTCAGAAAGATTACCGAGTGGGCGCTGCAGGCTGACGAAGAGTTGGCACCCGGCGCCACCGTCACAGTGAACCTCAAGAGCGGCGCCACCAAGCAGGTCGTCGTCGGCGATTTCATCAGAGCCGGCTACGGCAAGTACCTGTACCACGTCGCGGACAATGACTGACCGTAAGAGCTTTGCAGCGCTGCGGCGCTGCATTGCCGTGCGATCAAACCAGAAAGGAGTCACGTCATGGACGTCAAACACGTTCAAGAAAATATCACTATCCCGATGGTGCATCTCAACGGCACCAGCAAACAGGAGTTGCTCAAGCAACTTGAGAATGCCTACCGCGCTATTGTCGACGCAGGCAAGGCGCTGGCGCAGGCCACGCCACACGACCGCGACTACTACGTGATCGGCGACGGCGTCGGCGCCAAGGCACGCGACGAACACTATGCACGAATGCGCAAACTGGCCGAGATCGAACGCGATCTGGAAGAGATCGCCATCGGTATCGATCAACAAGACAGATAAAGGAGATTACCCAATGGATACACTTACACTCTTCATCGTTTTCTATCTTCTGTTCTCCGTGCTGATTGGCGTCTTTGCCAATCAGCGCCGCAACCGCAGCGGCATCGGCTGGTTCCTGATCTCTATGCTGATCGGGCCACTATTCGCCTTCCTCTTCGTCGCGGTTCTTCGTGAGAAGACCCCGGCGAAACTAGTGCAAGTCGAGCAGACCCATTGAACCGCAGCAGCTTTGCCGCCCAACGGACGGCATTGCGGTGCGATTCAACACACGGACAAGGCTAGTGCCGGGATTGCGTCCCCTTCCCGGCGTGCGGGTAATCAACCCCGGTGGGTAGCGCGTGGTGATGTTGGATCGCGCCACCGACCAGAAAGGAGTTCAAATCATGAAAATACTGGCAGGACATATCTCGCCAGAAACGGCCTACGTGGTGAACGATTATCCTTACGGGTACACGTTGCGCTGCAAAATCCGCTACTGGATCGAGTACAAACCGAAGCTCGGCTTCCGGTTCATGTCGCAGACAACGAACCCTAAGAAGTTGGGCCATCCCTGGAACAAGCCAAAGGCTTCGACCTATTGCCGGTTCGGCGGCTGCATGTTTGCCGATGACAACGGCATTCACGTCGGCTGGACCGGACTGTCTCAATACTGCACCGGCGCCGAAGCGCAAGCTTGGCTACGGGACTACGGCGCTGGCGTGCCCTTGGAAGGCCAAGAGCTGTGCCACCGGTGGGTCGCCGCCAAGGTTGCCTATGACGCCAACCGCGAGAAAGGCGACCCGCTCGATGTCGGATTGACAGAAGCTCGCAAGGCTTTTGTCGTAAACGATCCGACAATATCGGCGCCGCTCTATGAACTCGCAACCAAAAAAGAATAATCAACCTCGTCTTCGGTAGCTTTGCCTTCTCGACCACCAAACCGAAAAGGAGTCTACCGATGATCAAATACCGTTGCCGGGAATGCGGCCGGGCGATCGACTGCCTCGATGCCGGCCTAACCGTGACCTACCCCCTGTGCCCGCGCTGCTTGTACGAGGCGATCCGAACGCGATCGCCCGCGGCGGTGCGAGCACTTCAACCAACCAGAAAGGAGTCAGACAATGGCACTGGACCTAACGACATGGGAAGTGGTGGCGATCCTAATCATCCTGATCGCCGCTAAAGTCTACATCGACAAACACGAAAGGGACTGACCACCCAAACCAAAAGGGAGTCTGCGAAATGGAAACCACACCAAAACCGAAACCGTACACACTTCGCTGCAAGCTATGCCAAGGCAGCGGATGGCTCCAAAGATCGCCGCAAGTTTACCGGAGAGCACCAAAGCCAGAACGCTGCCACGCCTGTAACGGCCGCGGATACGTGCAGAGCTATGATGGCAACGACACCACCGAAGGAGAAAAATCATGAAATTCGACTACATCCGAAGCGACGGAAAAACCTTCACCCAGGATACTACGGCCGCCTATTGGTTAGGTGTCCGCGACGCCCGCTTAGGCCACGCCGAAGGTCGTCCGATTCACCCATATACATCCGATGAATTAGCTGCCTACCGGCAAGGTTACAGCGACCAAAGAACAACGGACGCAATGAAATGACCCCGGTCCAGCTGCAAACCCTGCTGATCGAGCACGGTCTTGACGAGCCCGGGCAGATCAGGGCGGCCAAAACGCTCGGTGTTCATCCGCGCACGGTGCGCCACTGGCTGGCCGGCGATCGCCACATCCCGCTGATGGTCGATCGCGTCTTCGGTTTACTCAAAACCATAGATGAATACAGGACAGCTTCTCGAAGCCTAAAGCGCCACCAGCGCAAACATAAAAGCCGCCCGGAGCCCAACTGACGAGGCCATGCATCCGGGCGGCTCACCACTATCACCTAGCTCTGGGAGCTTCGGCGCCAGCAGCCTACATCAGCAATTTCCATATTGCCACTGTGACGGCGGATACTCACCCGTGTACGGGTCCCGATCCTCTTCGGTCATGCACCAGAAACACAGAAAATACTTGCCGGCTAAACCGCCCTCCTGCTCGGCTTCGGCAAGACCGATAAAAAACCTGCCACCGCAGCCGACGCAGCAGCCGTTCAAATAGCGCTCACGATCGCGGGCGCGCTCGGTGTCGAGCCAGTTGTTGAGCGCATCGAATCCTTCGTTGATCATGATCCGTTCCGGTTGCTGATTCGTTCTCTATGACTAGTGGATGTTTTCTTAATGGTTGATAAACGGCGCTGCTGTGCAGCGTAAGCGGCATTTTCCTTATTGATCCAGTGCATCAGCTGAATCGACGGCGGCTCCGATGGGTTGACCGGGTCAACCCATGTTGCCTCGCCGTTCGGCCAGACCCCATAGATCGCCTTGAACTTGCAGGCCGCCCAGCCCGGCTTGTAGCCTTTCTGCCCCGCGTACCAGACCAGCTGGTGGTAAACCGCAGTGCGAGCGTCCGGCCGGCCATCGAAGTCCTCGATCACCATCCAGGTCTTGATCCGGCGGAAGACGCGCACCGCCAAGGACCCGCAGCACGTACACTTGAGCCGGCCTTTCGGCTTGCGCTCAAACGTGCGTCGCCTGCCGCAACTGGCGCAGATTATCAGCAGCATTGACCGGCTCCGGTCGACGGGCGATCGCCCGCCGGTAATCCGTGGCTATTGCTTCCAGCACCTCGATCTGGCGGAACGCCGCTTCCGGCTTGAGCGCCTTCATGCTGCGGTTCTCGACCAGCCACCACTGGCGCAGGGCAAGCTCATGCTCGACCGCGGCCAGCTTGGTCTCAAAGCTGAAGCTCATGCTGGTTGATCCGATCGACTGCCTGCTGCTGCTCTTCGCGCACGACCCGGCAAAGCTCGGTCTGCAGCTCGGCAACGTGCTTACGCTCAGGATCGCGGCGCTCATAAGCAAACGCGCATAACGCCTCTGCCAAGTTACGCGCCACTGATGCCACTTGTTGGTCGCTCATTGACCGGCTCCTTCCTGTCTGGTCGATGTTTATCGCAATACCACTCACCCGGTTTGCCACTGCGTAAGCTCACGTGATAACCCCAGTAAGCAAAATCGCCACACACTTCACAGAAATGCGATTCTGATTCGAACACTTCGGCGTCTGGAACAACACGCCGCTCGCCTTCCGGCGTCGAGTGCACATCATGCCCAAATTCGTGAGTCTGAACGAAAAGATTATCGGATATGACGCGTTCAACCTTAATTTCCAAAACCAACATGCCGTTTGAAACATCCCGACCGCAATACTGATCAGTCTTGCGCTTCAAAAAATAAAATGGACGCGCTTCTTCTGGAAAAATGATCCTATCGTTAAGAAGCTGCAGAACAGCCGGCTCCCCGTACACTAAGCCCAACTCACGATCCGTCAGTCCTTCCCAGTTCACGCCGAGAACATACTTCTCAGGTACATCCTTTTCATAAATCGGACCGGCACCTTTCGGCACTAACCATCCGCGACCCGTCTTGGCACCCGCGTCGGCAAGTCGAGCAAGATACCGAGCCATATCGTTCAATACTGATTCATCGCTAAGCCACTCACGCATCCGCTTCACCCTATAGGCATAGATTTTTTGCTCTAGCGGATGAAAGTGTACCCACCAATCAGCTTGCGACGTGAATAGTCCGTACTCAATCATATTTGACCATCACCATTCCAAAGCGTTTGAAGGTAGTGTGAAACTTCGCAGCTGATTTGCCGAGATAGAAAAACGATTGACCGTTGGTCGGCGCGCTTTTCTCGCCATGCGGTGATTCAAACTTTATCCGACCGCGTGTAAAACAAACAGAGTTCGATGCAGTAGCAAGCGAGTGCCACCACGACGTTTCCGTGTACGCATTGGTAAGCATGATCGCAGCCGTGACCCGACCGCTTTCCCACTCTTCAATCATTTTGGCCGAAAATGCCGCAATCAGCTTGCCGCTATAAGGCGGATTGAGCCAGACCCTGCCATTCCATTTTTGCTTCAACCCGTCCTGTTTCTCAGTAAAATATTTTCGAGCACGAATCGTCCCTTGGGCCAAGGCACTACTAGCCGGATCGAGGTCAATACTGCCCATAACGAGCCGCGCAGCCTCGATATATTCTGGCGGCGTGAACCACTCCATTTCGCCAGTTTGCAAATCGGCTCGTTCAGCGTTGGGGAAACCGCCACGCCAACAATCCTTATAAAGCCTGATTTCAAAATCGGGACGGGACGACCTCGTTGTCCAACGCGCTACCGTTTGTTTTAGAATTTTTGTCGCTTTTTCGGTCTGCTCTACCGTGTAGAAACCATTGTCGCAGGTCCGCGACAATGCTTTTGTGCTCTGCCTGTCACCGCCCGCCTTTCGTACGTTAGTTTTGTACCAAGCAACGTGTGTCTTAATACGCTTCGCAAGCCAATCGACCGCCTTCTCCAAAGACTCCCAGTCCCGCATCCGCGCAGCGTGTTCCGCCGCCGCCTTTAGGACACTGGTAACCTCCAACGTCTCTTCCGGCTTAAACTCAGCCAGTACACGCGGGGCAATTTTTTCTAGACTATTCACGCCCATTAAGCCCTCTCCTAATCCGATAGAAACCTTTCGCACTACCCTCCCGCTCACAAACGATCCGCCAATCCTTCGGCGCTAATATTTTATTGATCTGGTTGACGTGTACCTTGACGACATTGCTGCCGCCAAACATACCGGCCAGCGCATCGCTGCGAATGCCGCCATAATTACTCTGACGTTCGATCGCATCGAACACGTCGGCACGGCGTGGCGACAGCAACACACCGAGCCGCAACATCACGCGCTGCCCACAACACGGACAGAAGTGCGCTTTGCTGTTGTAATGATGCGTCACGAATCCTCCGTCTTCTTTAGACCGCGAGCATTCGTCGCTCTAATTGCTCGATCTCTAATGCCGCCCGGCTTGATGCCAGGATCGCGCGGCGCCGGCTCATAGCCCTTGCGCCGAGACTGCTGAATCTGCGTCATCAGCTCGCGCTGCCACTTCCTCGCCATTGCGATCTCAATGTCCCGTTGCTTGCTCATGCGTGCCCGGGCTCATGCTGATCGATCGTGCCACGAAGCTGAGCAAGAAATGCTTCGATAATCTTCTCCCGATGTCGCTCCGGTATCTGATTCTGAATCAGGCAACCTGCCACCATCGCCAAAGCAATAATCGTTTCTGGCACATGACCGTAATCGCAAGCATCGATTATTTCATAACCGATCCGCTTGCGCCTTTCGTCATCCCAAGGTGTTTTCATGGCACACTCGCTATCGCAGCTGCCGCATCAGGCACCGACATCACCGCAGTGCTCGGCAACTCGTCTTCAACCGGCAACAAATAATCCAGCGCCCCGATATGCTGCAGCCACTCCACCGCAGCATCCGGCTCAATCAGCTTGCCCTTGAGAGCCTTGCCGATCATCTCGATCTCGTTGAGCGTAAGCCGCACCCGCATGTGCACCAGCCGCAGCTGCGCAATCACATACTGCCGATACTGCTCTTCATCATGCTTGCTGATCAGAACCACGCCAGCACCTAGAACGGAATTTCATCGTTGGGATCGACGTCGGTGCCGCCGACAACGCGAACCTTTTGCTGCTGATCCTGCTTCGCTTCTCTCAATCGAAACGAACAGCTGAGATATTTGCTGCCGTCCTTGGCTGTGTTTAACCAGCCATTGAACCAATAAACTTTGCCATCGATATTGGCTAAGCCGTCATAGTCTGGCTGAGTCTCTGAGGTCTTCTCCTTCTTTCTTCTAAACAGATTTCCTTTGTTAAGCTTAGGCTCGTAAGCCATCTGAGATTCCTTTTCTGAGATGAGGTGTTACTGAGAGCTAGAGAGTTATCCACACCTCTTTAACGGAAGACTCTTTACTGACGTGAAGCGAAGTACAGAGTGGGGAGCTAGCCTCTAACCTGAGTCTAGGCAGCGCCTCCGAATCGTGGTAAACCTTTCCCATTGCAGCGGAATCGTCGATTCCGCATGCTGGTTAAAGAAGACCCCCAAACACCGATGGCCACTTGGTGTTGGGTAACTTGACGCACGTAACAGCAAAACAGCCCGGACCTTTGTTTGGTCCGGGCTGTCTTGTCTTTGAAACAGCAAGGTGTTAGCTGCTTAGAAGACAAGACGGTCCTAGGACCATCTTGGCAGACAGGCGGTCGCCAGACCGTAGCGGCGCAAGTCGCTCACACTTTGACCGGCGTGTTGTCACAAGGAAGCCCGCAGGGTCGCACCTGCGGGCTTCATCATTTTCACCTAACCTTGTGGGGCGCTGTTCTGCGACATCATGATTCCGTCATCATGCTCCGCGGATCGATGGTGTCAAGCGTTCTAATGTGACAACGATATCTAGTGCGGAAAACTCAAAGGCGCACAACAGTTAGGCGCACACCTTCCGGCGCGAGATTCGGCTCAACCCATTCGACAGTGATTCGGCGAACATACTGTTTTGAATCGTCACGGATTATTTCGATCCGTTTCAGGTAGTCGAGGATCGGCTTCACGCCGTTGTCGGCATCGCGCAGTTTCATCTTTTGGTTTAGCTGGATCAACACAGCTACCTTCGCCTCACCGAAGGTCGGCCGGCTGGCACCGCGGAGCTTGGCCTTGGCCCACTGCTTGGTGACCGTCCGGCCGCAAGCTTCGCGCCAATCCTCATAATAGCGTATCGCGGCTTTGTTTAATCGTCGTATCCGGTTCACCGACGGCGGCGGCGGCAGGTCGAGCATGGTTTGATTGAGCACCGGCTCGTTGTCCGGCCATTTCGGTGCCCCCGCAATCATAACTTGTAGTCCTTATCGATAAAGCCGATGTCGGGGTTTCCCACCAGTTGCCATTTGATCCGAACGCGGTAGTTCTCGAAGTGACGCCAGTGGCTGCGCCGAAAATGCAGACGCGGACTTCTGCGTTTCTCTCCACCAGCTAGATCATCCGGCAGCGGCGTATACCGCTTGCGGTTGGCGAGATTGAGAACGTGGTAGTCCGGCAGTTTTGTCTGGCCACGGCGTGCGCGTGCCGCATTCAACTTGAACGGCACGCGCACGACTTCGGTTTCGGCAACCTCTGCTTCCAAGGCAATGCTGGCGGCTCTGACTTGATGATTCAGAAACTGCCCCAAGCGTCGATGACCCTGCCAGGCGGCATCGGCGTTCGGACCAAAGATGTCGAACGTACTGCCGCGCGAATTGTTGCCTTTGATGAACCATCCGCTGCGATCCATCGTCGGGCATTTGGGTATTGCGATAGCAAGCCCAAGTGGATCATCATGACAGGACGGTGCTACCGCGATGACATGCCTGCCAGAAACCGTGTACTCAAAGAAGCAGGTTGGTGCGGGCAACTGGCTCTCATTGGCCTTGCTGTCGAACTCGCTGTCGCCCGCAAATGCCGCAGCCCAGTCATGTTGAATCAAAAAAATATGTGCCTGATGATCATGCTCCCACATTTGACTCATCGGCGTTATCGGTACTCCGTCGATCCAACCACAGGCTGGGCGGAAAGATTTGATAAACTTTCGCAATGCGTCTGCGCGTGATACTTGCGTGCGCTGCAGGCGAAACCCTGAAGTGAACCATGCTAACAGCGAATGTACCCAGTCATTGGGATCGTCGTTAAATAGTTTATAGCGATCACGAAAATTGCGACGAAGCCATTCGTTGTCAGGGTAAAGATCAGAGATTTCCTCAAATACCGGTCCGGTGTATTTGACGCGCTGGCCATTTTCAAATGGTGGAGCATGCTCGTCAGACATGTTCCCAGTGTATGTGACACCACCCCCTGCGCTGGTACGAAGTTCTTCAGAATGGTTCTGGCTTGTCCGACTACGTTCATAAAGCGATTCAGCAATTTTCTTTGCTTTAGTATCTGGCAATACATTGTCTAGGTTGTTAGCCGCATCAAGACTAAGTTTCATCCCTCTCTTGTCCGCTTCTGCGAGAATGTCAGGTGGTTTGCCGGTCAGAGCGGCGTTCTGAGCCGCTACGATTTCATCATAATGCTGGTTGTTTGTTGTCCAACGTATCTTGGTGCTCATTTGCTGCGTCTTTCCTCGCGCCATTGCCAGAACGCGGCTGCAATCTCCTGTTGCTCTAGCGCCATGAGTTCACGAATACGGAGAAGCCACGCCGCCAGATTTGGCTTTCGCGGTTTCTCAAGTTTCTCAATCTTCTCGGCTTTCGGCAAGGTAGAATGCTGAATGTTGAACAGCGGGTTTTCTGTCTGGATTGCCATACGTTCGGCAGCCAATGCCTGATCGCGGCTATCGAAATTTTGCATTTCGACACGCGTGATCCGTTCAAACCAATGAGCATGATCGCGGTGTTGAGCCAACCGTTGGGCAGCACTCAACGACACGCCAACGTAAAGTAATTGACTGGTCTCATCGAAATGACGGTACAACTTATGGCCATTTATCCGGCTCATCGCGCCCGCCTGTAATAGCGCGTCTGATCATAGCCTAAGACCTTAAGCATCATCGGACTGGCATGCGGACGGCTGCGATTGAGGAACTGGCTTAGGAACGGCTCGCTGATTCGCAGCCATTGGCACAACTCCTTGCGGGTCGTGCCCTTGTTAAGCTCGGCAGCGAGCCGTTGCCGAATCAGGTCATCGTTAGCAAAACCATTGAGCATTGGCCGTCCTTTTTCAGCTTGCAAACAGTGGCGATCGGGTCTATCTTCAGCGTTTGCAACACGCAATATAGCAGGGAATCACCTGTAACGACAGCCGAGAGATGTGAGAATGACCGCAAATGTTGCTACCGCTGCAGCTGCCGCCAAGAAGAGGCAGGCCGTTGCACGACCGCTTAAGATTCTCGTGCCGCTGATCCAAAGCGAATTGCAGCAAGGTGACAGTGCTGGTCGCAAGCACTATTGCCGCGCTGGTCATATGCTGAAAAAGGAGCCGGTCAAGTGGAAGCGATCAAATGGGATGGCAGGACCATCTCGAAACCGGGAATCTATTCTGACATTCCGCTAGAAATTTACCACGGTCAGAAGATACTCGACGGTCCGAGCGTATCCTCGACCGGGCTGCGGCGGGTGCTCGAAGTCAACGGCGGCTCGCCGGCACACTTCTTTGACGAATGGTCTGGCAACCCGAACTGCGCCGAACCTGAAGACAAACCGCATTTCCTGCTCGGCCGGGCGGCACACTGGCTATTTCTTGAAGGCTCGAAACGCGGCGGCGCATTCTCGAAATCGTTCGCCATCCGGCCCGAAGAGTTCGCCGATTACAAGACCAAGGCGGCGCGGGAATGGCGTGACGATCAGATCGCACTGGGCAAGATGCCGCTGACCGATGACCACGTCGAGGTGATCACCGGCATGGCCAAGCGGATTGCCACTGAAAGGATCGCCGTCAGCCTATTGCGCGGCGACATCGAGCGCTCGATCTTCTACCGGGACAAGAAGACAGGGCTATGGATCAAGTCACGGCCCGATTGCATCCCGACAGACAGCGGGGACTTTACCGATCTGAAAACCACGACCCGCACCAGCTTCCCGCTATTGATGCATGCAGTCGGCCAGCACGCCTATCACCAGCAGGCAGCCGTAGTACGCGAAGCCGCCGCCACCGTGCTAGGCATGGGCATGGCCTCGTTCAGCTTGGTGTTTGTCGAATCAAAGCGGCCATACTGCGTGCGCATTGTCGTGCTCGATCCACGCGATATCGATCTCGGTGAGCGCCAGAACCGCCGCGCTCTGGACCTGATCGCCAAGTGTATTCTTGAGAAACGCTGGCCCGGCCCGGGTAACGGCCACATCGTCACCATCCCGCTGACACAGGGTTATCGGGACAGTGCAGAACCGCAGCAATGAAACACACGCGCTGCCAGCATAAAAGACCCTGCCAGCATAAAAGATTTATGCGAACTCGCCGAGCTGATCGGCCGTGACATGAACCAGATTCAGGAGAAACTAAACATACTCGACAGCAACCTGCAGATTCTTCTGGAAGAGATAAAGCTCAATCAGGTTGAACTGATTCAACGTCTAGTGGACCGTGCGAAATGATCGTGCATAAAGGCATCTACAACAAACGCGAGATCAGAATGATCTCAATCGACAAGACCGATATCGGCCGAATGCTATGCGGCATGCCGGTGTGGGGCGGTCAAGATATCCTTATCCACTTTAGTGAAAGCGATTCGGAAGCGCGGCGATACGCCAATGAAGTCTTGATCAAGGGAGAGAAAGTATGAGTGATGAAACCATGACAACCGAGCAACCACCACCAGAGAAGGACGCGGTCGAAGAGGCTGGCGTCAAGGTCAAGGTCAGCGACGCCCGCGCCGCCGCCCAGATGATTCCGGTCGGCGAGCGTGGTTACCTTACACCGCAAGATTTCGCGCAGGTCGCCGATATTGCCAAGGCAATGGCAAACTCCAAGGAAGCGGTACCGATCCATGTACGCGGCAATCTCGGCATGGCCATCGCACTGCACGATATTGCGATGCTCTGTGGCTTCTCACCATACATGCTTGCAAACGAATCGAGCGTCATCGGTGGCCGGCTCGGTTTTACCAGCCATGTGTTCCGGGCGGTGATGAATAAACGCGCCAACCTGCGCGCCCGGCTGCAGCCGACCTACCAAGGGGAAGGTGATGACATGACCTGCACCATAACCGGGCATTTCAAGGACGAGGTCGACCCGCTGTCTTACACCACGCCACCGCTCAAGAAGGTCAGACCGGAACGCAACCAGGAAGGCAAGCTGAAGGGATCGCAGCTTTGGGATCAGGACCCGAAGCGCCAGCTGTTCTATTACGCGTCGCGTGCCTTCGCCCGCATGTACTGTCCCGAAGTGATGCTCGGCATGTTCGGTCAGGATGAGCTTCAGGACGCAACCGGGCATGTCGGCGCCGAGCAGGCGATCGATGTGACCAGCGACGTCGAGGCACTGACCGCCCGGCTAAAGCAGGCGAGCGCACCCACCGAAGGCTTCAGCGCGGAACATGTCGACAAGGTGCTGAACCACAAGCCGAAGCCAAAAAAATTATCGAAGCGTCAGCAGGAGCGCCATGCATGGGGCAAGAAAAAGCGATAGGCAATCTGCGTGAGATTCCCGACGAATTGGCGCAGGCCGTTTATGACGGCTTCAAGGCGCTCTGGCCGGACAAGCCGCCGATCGGCTGGACGCGAACGTGCAGGCGCTGCAGCCAGCAATTCACCTACCGGCCGCGGTTGGCACAGCAAGGCATTAGCTACGGCTACGGCCGCTCCTATTGTGACGAGTGCTTGAGAAAGGGGAAGCAATGCTGACGAGAGAAGACACACCGCTATCATCGGCAACGCCAACGCAGCAACGACTCGCACGCGAGCGCGCCGAGCGTATGAAGCGCTGGAATAATTTCCGACCGGCGCCCTCGCAACCGGAGTACCATCCACTAGTTAAACACAAGTTACCGGACCCAATCGATCAATGGCTGGATGGCTATAAACCGGCGGTGTCGGGGATGCTTACGCATCGAATGGTGCAAGACATTGTAGCTGGTGAGTATGGCTTTACCCGTCGAGACCTTATCGGTCAGGATCGACACAAGCGTCACGTCATAGCACGCCAGATTGCTATGTTCCTTTGCCTGGAAGAGATACGCGGCGCCAGCCTGATGCAGGTCGGACGCTGGTTTCGCCGCGACCACACCACGGTATTGCACGCCCGGGATACCCTGCGCGAACGGGTTCTGGTCGATGCCAGCTTGGCTGGTGAGATCGAGCATCTGCGGCTGCTGGTTAAAAAAGCCGGCGAGCCAGTGCTATGAAGCGCCACGAATTTTCCCAGAAAACCCGGCGCCTTGCTTGGGAACGCAGCGGCGGCCGTTGCGAAGGAATCGTCGATGCCGACCCCCGCGCCGGCTGGCGTCACCCCGACCGTTGCAACGTCTACCTTCTGCCGGGTCGCTTCATTTACGATCACATCAACCCGGACTGGTTCTCCGGCTGCAATAAGCTGTCCAACTGTCAGGTCATCTGCGACTACTGCGACCATCGTAAGACCGCTAGAGATATCAAGGCCATCGCCAAGGCTAAGCGCATCCGCAGGAAGGCCGACCCTGCCACACGAAAAAGGCCCCGCAGGGTGCTGCGGAGCCGTGGTTTCGACAAGACCAGAACCCGAAAGTTTAGCGGCGAGGTGGTGCCGAGGAAACCATGAACGAAACAACGCTTTTGACCCGCTGCGTGAGCTATATGCTCAAAGTCCAATGCAAATATTGCAGCACCGAAGTCTACCCGTTCGAGGACGACGCGCGAGACCAAGCCGAGGATTGGATCAAATACGATGACGTGCGCAGCATTAACGACTTAAAGTGCCGCATCGAGCGTACCTGCGACGGCTGCAACCACTTTCTAGAGAAGGATGAGTAATCCTTTAGCGTTTCTTTTTATGCGACCGCTTCGGCGGCTTATGCTTAGGTTTATGCGGTGGCGGCGCCGACTCAACCGGCGGCACGTCGGGAACTTCCTCTATCGGTTCCTCGTCAACATGCTCGGCAGCGGGCTCGGGCTCGGGCTCGGGCTCTTGCTCAACCACCTCATGTTCAGCGGCCTGCTCGTGCGCTGATTCGTGAGCTTCCTTCATGCTGGCCAGCGCGTCGACATCGTCGAGCAGGGCTGCCCAGTCGATCATCTCTGGCGACAGCCCGCTGGCCGTCATGTACTCCCGGGACAGGCAGCAAACGCCATCTTCCATGCGCGCCTCGATATAGGCCCGGGTAGCGCCTTGCAGGTGGCCCCATGTCACAAAAACCAGATGGCCGCCCATATAGCCCACACAGGGCACGTAATGGCCACCGGTAGGCTTGGTCTTGACATCGTCCCATATCTGCCCCGCCTCGAATTGCTGCTCTGCGGTGTCCGGCAGGGCCAACCCGACCCCTGCGGAGCCGCATAAATAGGTCGCCATCAGCACGTCATCGACGTTCTCGATCGCCACATAGGCGTCGATCTTGTGGACATTACCGTCGGCGTCGGTCAGGCCGACATCGCGCCACCACTTGGCCGCGGTCTGCATGTCGAGCCCTTTATCGGTCGACGGGTCCCGCGGGTTCCAAGGCTGATTGCCGGCATAGACCAGACAGGCCGAATAGGCCGATAGCGCCGATCCGGGTGAGAAGTCCGGCAACGGCCGGTGAGTAGCCATGTGCTCAAGCATGATCTGGTGGCAGCGTCCGGCTATGACGCAGTCACCGGCCACGTCGTTGCCGAGCATCTGCCAGCCATACCGGGTCGGCGGCACATTGGTGACATGGCCGAAATGCGCCGGCAGCGCCGGCAGCCGGCTTTCCTTGAGGTAATCGCCGAACTTGAGCTTAATGGAACCCGGGCGCGCCGGCAGCTTGCCGCGCAGGCCGGCCCGCCGCTGCCCCAGTTCGATGGTCATGTCTGCGCCTGCGGCGCCGGAGTCGGGTGCGCGGCCCGGTATTCGTCGACTGCCTCGATCGCGTCATCGACTAGCCGGCATAACTGGATGATGGTTCGTGGATCGTCGAGCTTCTGCAGCGCCATGCCCTTCCATAGCGGGGGTACCCATTGTTGGACGATCTCCACAAGGTCCGGGCGGACCTTGGCCATTGCGGCGTTGATCTCGTCCTTGGTCGCGCTGCCGAGCCTGATTTTAGACGTATGTGAGTTTGCCATCGATAATTATCCATCCGTTCACGGGGATATCCTTGTCCCCGGCTTTCATAGTTTTTGATGCCGACCCCAACCTGCCGGCTTGAGTCGCTGTCGGCTTGTTGGCGCACAGCATAGCACTGATCTCGCCAATGACGCTTTCCGCGATCGTCGTCGCCCCGAGCACAGCCGGGAAAGCGGCATTGATCACCCCGATCACCGTGGTGATCGCCGGAATGAAGTTGCAGCCCTGCGCCACCGCGTTGTTGATCGCCACTATTACATTCGGATCGATCTGAATGCCAGTTGGCGTGCAACTGACAAGCGCCCCACCGGTCATGCCGCCACTCACGAACATGGTCGGTAGAACAGCGGTCGTCTTTAATAACTCTCGTCGTGATGCTTGCATAATTAGCCTCCAAGTGATTCCATCCAGTCAGCAATCCGCCGATGCTGTTCAGCAGTGCCGTCATTTTTCAGCCGATTCGCCAACATGGAAATGACAGCCACGTTGCCTTTGACATAACCCCGGCGAGGATCGATCCGGTCAAGCGTTGGGCTATCGTCCGCAGAAGTCATCTTGTTGTTGGACTGCAGCGGAATACCGAACACGGGACAAACTCTCGGGATCGAGATGTCGCCTCGTGTCAACGTGAATGGCAGATCACACTTGACAGCCCTTCGTTTGGCTGCCCGTAGCATCTGGCCAAGCTTCCAACGCTCCATATTTAGTTCACGCCATAACCGCTGCATTGCAGCGTCGCGTGGCTTATTAGCTTCACGCCTGACCTTGCCGAGCGCCAAGCATCTTTCCTTGTTAGCTAAATACCACGCGCGCATATAGACTTTACGGTTAGCTTTGACCTTGAACGGCATTAAAATCATTTCCTTGCCAGTTGCTTCGTCGCGGTAGCGCGGCCATAGACCGTCGTCACCAGACCGCCGAAGGTCAGGATCGAATCCAGCATCTGCTGAAAGCTCTCGAAGAAATGTGTGATGTTGGCCGGATCAGCGTTGAGCCCTAATCCGGGCAAAACCACACCAAGAAAGGTTGCCACTGCGCCCCACAAGGTCCAGCTGGCCCAAAACGGCTTGGTTTGATTCATGGTCAATACTCCTGCTGACGTCTAGCACGGACATCGTCGACAGCGTCGACGATCGTTCGAGCAAGCGATTCGATTTGCTCATTCTGCAGCGGCAGCCCTGCTTGTTCCAGCCAGTGTTTAGCCGCAGCAAAGGCAACGAAATAATCGCGTTCGATCGCCATCACTTGGCCTTCGCAGCTTCAGCCAGTAGCTGCTGCGCTTTCTTCAGGATGATGGCCTGCGTGCCCTCGTCGTCATCACCGGGATGAACATGAATCCTTTGGTCCCAATAATGGATCGTGGTCTTGCTGTTATTGCAGACATTTGCGACGGCATAGTTAATGCCGCCCGGCGGCGGCACCGCGGGCTTTGGCTTGTAGCAACCGAGCCCCGGCAGCGGCCATGTCAGAAAGCTGGTGTAAAAGATATCAACGTCGGCAACCGTGCCGCCGATTGGCGGGCAGCCACCATTGCAATACAGGCTCGCCTGGATCAGCGCGGCATAGCGCCAGCTCACTTCCGGGGCCGACGCCTGCACCCAGGAGAACCGGTTAGCGCCACAGCTATCACCGACATACATCAACATCTCGCCGCGCAAGCTCTTGACGACCCCGATGACCGAGCCATCGCCGGGATCAAATGGCGGCACGCATTCGACGCCTTCGTCATGCAACCGTCGCACGATCTGCAGCTGGCCACGCGGCGGATCGAGGTGCCAGCCGCCCATTCCTAAGACATCGATCAGATAGACTTTCTTTGCCGGCATGGGCGACAGCCTTTGTGCTATAGGAGGGGTGCTCGGCGGCGTCACCGCTATTCGGATGTGGTGCGGTTCGACATCGTGAGGGAGGGCACGAGCCGACACTTACGGCACGATCCACGTGAGCGGCGATCATGCCGCCGAGCGTCTGAAATTACTGCTGATGCTGGCGTTTTAATTCCGCCAAGTCGTCAGGGTGATAAGCCTTGGCGAAACTTTTCGGAATGCGATTCTCTTTTTCCTCAAATAGCTTCGGCTTCTTGACCTTCATCATCAGGCCGGTATGCACTACCGGGATCAGTGCCAGCGAATACTTGCGCAGATCAAACACGCGCGCCGACCAGCCGCGGCCGAAGTTAGACCATATCCGCAATCCTCGCAGAAAGTTCAGCCGCACATTGCACAGCCGGTTGATGAAGTCTCTCGGGTCGTGCTCATTGATTGCGTTCAGCGTGGTTGGCCCGAGCACGCCATCGATGCCAACGCCGACCACGGTCTGCGCATATTTGATTGCCCGCGACGAGCCGGAATTGACACCGAAGTCAAACACCACGCAGTCAGTACCGGATAGCAATTCGTTGAAGCAACATTGCTTGGCATACTTCGTCTGATAGATCACGTCGGCTTCAGTGATCGTCATGGCCCGCACCAGCGACGCCCACCGCGCCATCGAATCCATACGTTCGTGCCGGTGCTCGGCGAGGTCGTAACAGGTGATGCCAAATTTGGTCGGACCGCCCGAATCCGCCCGGTCCCAACCGTAGCCGCCCTCGTAGCGGTTAATCATGCGCTCGACGAATGGCGTATAATCTGCAGCGGTCATGGCTTATACCACTCCCATAGCGCTGATTGGATTCGCGTCACGACCACATCGATAGTTTCGCAAACGCCGAATTTGTGGTTGCCGGCGAAGATGACGGTGTTAGTGGTTGGCTTAAATTCGTTTCTGAGCGGCAGCCGGACAGCATTGACCTCTATCGGCATGATGTAGAGGTCCTGGTCGTCGGTGGTGAAACCGATTAGTCGCGCCGGCATTATTGCTCCCACGGCTCCAATTTGAGCCCCTCGATCGGCTTGCGCGCCATCTCGAAGTTGTAGAGCGGCGCCAGCAGCAGGATCAGGTCGGCGGGCGTTACCCGATTCTTGATGCCGGGGATCGCCCAATCCAGCAGCGGTGCGATCTCAGTAGCTCGTGCCATCAGCTCGGCGCAGAACCATTTGTCTAGCGTGCGCCAGTCCCGATACTCGAAATGCGGGGAGAGAAATACTTTTGGCGATAGCGCACTGTTATCGAACGGCTTGCCGACTTGCGCCATGCAGAAATCAAGGAATCTTCCCTTGCGTTCAGGCGTGGTCGGCATTGCCACATCACGGCGCACCGCAAAGCGCTGATAATCCGGCGGCCGGATCGCCACGCCCCGAGCATCGCCGTGCACCACTGGTGCGCTCGGATTATCCGATGCGCCGAGCAGGTTGCCGTCGTCAAGCACTAGGTCGACATGTGAAAACGGCGAATGCGTCAGGCGACAGATCAGCAGTGAATAGTCAAGGAAGGTCTTGTCGCGCCATCGTTCGGCCAGCGTCGGCGAGGCGCAGCGCGAGAACCGGAGCTTGACGATGTCAGGCATCACGCCAACAGCCAGCCGGCCATACCAGATTGATTGACCGGAATGAGCCGGATCGCCGCCGGTGCGGTCGCGGTCGAGGTGATGCTCCAGGTCGGCTTAGCATTGATCTGATCGGCGCCGGCAGGCGTCAGGGTGATGACTCCGGCATTGCCGTTCCAATCGAGAATGAACAGCTGAGCGCCGAGATATTTTGCGGCCTGCGGAATAGCGATGGCGGTTGCCGATGCGGCTGCCTTGTTGATGACGATGACGGTGTCGAATATGCCGGCCGTGATACTGGCCGTGGTGGCAATCTGACTGATCTGCGTCGTCGGCAACAGCGCCGGAATCGGCGCGGCAGGCGGTGCGGCAACCGTGAACTGCGCCGCCGGTAGCGGCGTTGCAAAACCAGTGCGCGAGGCAAAGTTGATGATCATCAGTTGCCAAAAGTAACCGGTGCTGTGGGATAAACCGGCGGAAAGACTGGCTGAGTCGTCAGCAACGTGGCGTCAGCAATTCCATTGACCACCGACGCAGCAGCCGCACCGCCCGCAAACAGATTGATGGTGTGATACGAATCAACCGCCAGCAGGTCGACCACATATATGCCGGCCGCCACCGTGGCGACCTTGGCGCGCGGTACGTTAAAGGTGACGGTGCCGTTCTTGCCGCCGTTGATCATGGTGTTGTCGGCGGTCTGCGCGGTCAGCAAAATCTGTTTTGACCAATCAGCAATGCGCAGCGACGAAATGAAGAAAATGCCGGTGAGATCGAGTGCGATGGGCAAGAATATGAGCGTGGTGTTGGGAACGGTAGCGGTGGCGGCGAGCGGCGCGCCGTAGACGTCGACCATCTGGAACAGTCCGGTGCTTACGATCGTGCCGACATAGGCGCCCAGCGGAATGCCGGGAGTGGCTTGAATCGGCTGGCCCGGCGACAGTGACGTGGTCGACGGCACTGACACGGTGTTCGATGTCGCGCTTAGCGAGCAGTTGGCCATCGACGTCGCCGCGGTGAAGCCGGGCGCGCCGAAGAAAATCTGATCGGCCCAATCGGCATTGCGGGCCAACATGAATTGCGTTGCCGCACCGTTGAGCTGCGGCAATTGCAAGATGTTGGTGTGAACTGGTAGTGGCATTGCTCAAGCTCGCCGTCGCACGATGCACAAGCCGGTCAGGGTTGCCGGCTGATTGGGCGGGCCGCCGCCGCGCGGTTGTCCGACCTTGATGGTGCCGAGCGAGGTCCAGGGCGTGCTGATATCCGTCCAAAAGCCGACGCCGTGGGACGGACCGCCGCGCACGCCGCCGAACCAATGCGCCATCTTGTTCGCGGTCAGCGTGACGCAGGTCGCATTGATGATGAATGGCCCAACATCGTTGACGAGGTCATAGGGGTTGTTTTCCGGGCCATTGAACAGATCGAATGAGATACCGCCGCGATCAAGCAGGCCGCTAAACGGGCCGGTCGACGTTAGCCCGGTCGGACCCTGGATGCCTTGCGATGGTCCCATATTGTTGGTGCCATCGGCCAAGACGGCCCATGATACCGGGCGCTGATCGATGAAAGGCAGGGCACTGACGATCTGCTGCGGATTGCTGGCAATCGGCACGGCCAGCGTGTCGCCCTGGTCGACCACGGTGTTGTTGCTTTGGATAAAGAACGCGTCAAACTTGGATGGGTACTGCGTGTTGTTCGGGTACAAAACTCCGTCGACGTTCAGCGAATTGGTGACCGAAACTTCGAGGTCAATTTCATAGACGCCGGGCACCGTGGCGATGCAAAGCGGTAGCGCCGTGACATTGGAAAAAGAGATGTTGACGTGGTCGCCGATGGCGAGCGGCACGTCGGTGGCCGGCGGTGCACCCTCGTCAAAGGTGTAATAGGGCCAGCGCGTGTTGACGAGCTGAAAGTTAGTGCCGTCGTAGAACAGCACGATGATCTGGCCAGCGACTACCGCGCGCGGGTAGAGCGGCTGGCCGTTCTTTAATACGTTGTAAACCGCAGTATTGTCGGCCTGCATGGTGGTCGGACCGGAATTGGTGTTAGCAACCCGCAGCGTCAGCAACAGTCCGGCGACAAGATTGGTGATCGGCGTCGGGCTATACAGTCCCTTCAGGACATTGACGCCGCCGATATCCTGCGCGTAGGGAACCGAAAAATTGACGACGTTATTGTTGGTCGCCGACAGGGAGAAGCCAAAGAAATTCAGCGCTTGCCAAGCCGTGCCGTCGTAGAACAGCGCGGCGACTTGACCACCGACCAAATCGCCGGATTGCGTCGCGGCGCCGTTGCCGCGGTGAACGGCGATCGCACCGGTGCCGTTGAGATTGAATGTCGATGCCGCCGTCGAGGTATTGGCGACCTTGATGAAAACCCCAAGCCCGGCAGTCAGTGTCGTTACTGGCGGCAGAACATTGGCAGCCATTGCATTAGTGGTGCCGATGTCCTGAGCGAAGGTCCATGAATTGTACTGCAGTCCCGGCGGTACGGCGGGCAACGTCGGGAAGAACGGCGCAGTCGCAAGTCGAACGATTTGATTGCCGGTGATTTGTAGATCGCCATTGGGGACATCAACGGCGTAGAGCCCGACGCAGCCGCCATCGACACTCGGTGTTGTCTCGGTGCCGGTAGTAGCTGGCGTGCCGGCCTTGAGGAGGATATTGCAGCGAACCGCACGGATGGTCGGCTGCGAGGCATTGTTGCCGCCAGGGCCATTGAGCGGCACCATCGGATTAGAGGCATTGTAGTATTGCAGCACGTTGATGCCGGTGTCGCTCTCGACCAGCTGCGCCTCGATCAAATAGACTTGCGAGAATCCAGGCGTCGATGGCGGCGTGCAAGTCAGCGTTACCGGGTCGAGCAGCAAGCCCTGCTTGACGATCTGATGGGTGTCAGGTCCGAGATCGCCATACGGGTAAGTGTCCGCCTGCGTCAGCGTATAGATCGAGCCGACCCCGACAATAACCTGTAGCGACGGCGTGGGCGTGGTCGGCGTGCAAGCGAGCCCAGCCACCACGGCAGAATTGCCCTGCCAGCCGCGATTGGCAATGAGTTGATCGCCGATCCAGCCGCGGTCCTGGTAGGCCGCGTCGACCATGGCGAACTTGGCCGCGTTGAGGAAATCAACCGTGCGCGGCTGCTGGGCGTCGTAGACGATCGCGCGGTCCATCAGGCGATCCTCTTCACGATTGCGAGGCCGGATAATGTGGCGCGCGCCGAGGTCTGGCCGCCGTCCTGGCCGACATTCATCGTGCCGAGCGAAGTCCAGAGCGTGCTGTTGTCATTCCAAACGGCCCATTGAATTGATGGGCCACCGCGAATGCCGCCTTGAGCCCTGACCATCTTGCAGGCGGTTTGCGTGCAACAGATTATCCGCAACATGAATGGCCCCATGTCGTTGATGACGTCCGGCCCTTGTCCAAACATGTCGAACTCGAAACCGCCGGGCGAATAGCCAGTATTTGGAATGCCGAGATTGTTGGCACCGTTGGCGCTGCCGCCGGGTTGTAGGTCGTTGTAGTAACCGATGGCTACCGGTCGCTGATCGACATAGGGCAGCGCGGGCGCTTGCCAGTTGTCGCTCATGTGGCCGAAGGTGTCGAACGGCACCCCGCCGTAGCCGTTGTTATTCGGCAGCAAGAAAATATCGGTGTTCTGCGAAGTGTTGGCAGTCGCTATGACTTCAACCTCGTAGACCCCCGGCACGCTGGCAATGTGGAACGGTATCGCGGTGACGTTGGTAAAGGTGAAGTTGGCCTGATCGCCAACCATCAGCATGACGTCGGCGGCCGGCGGCGACGCATTGTTGTCCCAACTGATGTAGGGCCAGCGCGTATTGATCAATTGGAAATTCGCGCCGTCATAGAACATGACGATGATCTCGCCCGCCGTTACCGCGCGCGGCCACAGCGCAACGCCGTTCTGCGTCACCGGCACCGCGGCCAGCGCATTGCATTGCATTGTTGTGGCGCCGGTATTGGTGTTGGCGACTTTGAGCGTGACGATCTGGCCAGCCGACAATGAAGTGAGCGCGGGCGAGAACACGCCGATCATGGCGTTCACCGCGCCGGTGTCGGGCGCATAGGGAATTGTCAGTGTGAAGGTGTTGTTATTGACGGTCGTCGCCGTGAAGCCGAAGAAGTTGAGCACCTGCCACGAACTGCCGTCATAGAACAGCGCGGCCACCTGACCGGCATTGATGTCGCCCGCTGACAGAGCCGCGCCATTGGCGCGATGCACCGCCGCGGCGCCGAGCCCGTTCAGATTGAAGGTCGCCGGGCCGGTATTGGTATTTGCCACTTTGACAAAGACGCCCATGCCGGCCGATAGCTGCGGCGGCGGCGGCCACACTGTTGCGGCCAGCGCATTGACCGTCCCAGTGTCGGCCGCGTAGGTCCAAATGTTGTACTGCACGTCCGGCGGCACGGCCGGAAGCGTTGGGAAAAACGGTGCGCTCGGCAGCGTCTTGATGTACGGCGCGGTAATCTGCGCTAGCCCGTTCGGCACATCGATAGTGTAAAGGCCGATGAAGCCAACGTCGGCGGCCGGCGCGACCTCAGTGCCCGTCGGCGCTGGCGCTCCGGCCTTGAGCGCTATGGTGCACTGGCACGAACGCACGGAATATTGCGATGTGCCGGAATTGTTTGGTCCCGAGAACGGCTGCGACGGATTGCCAGCATTGAGATACGGCACCACCGCCAGCCCAGTATCGATGTCCTGCAAATCGGCCTGGACCAGATAAATCTGTGAGTAGCCCGATGTCGTCGGCGGCGTGATCGTCAAGGTGACCGGATCATTCAGGATGCCCTGCTTGACGATTGAATGATTGTCGACGCCGAGGTCGCCGTAGGCGATGGCGTCAGTTGGATCGACTTGCCAGATCGAGCCAACGCCAATCGTGATTTGCAGCGTGGCGGGCGTAGTCGGCGCCGCCACCAAGCCGGCAATGGCGCCGGCCGTGCCAATGACGCCGCGATTTTGATAAGCGGCATCGACCATGGCAAACTTGCCGACATTCAAGAAATCGACGGTCTGCGGAAGCTCCGCATCATAGACCAGCGGCCTATCCATTTTTAATCCTCAGTCGATCTGGGTCCAGATTGTCGTGCCGATAGGCTTGGTAGCCTGCACGATCTGATAGATATCGTCGTCGGTGACACCGATCTGGCTCACTGTTGAGCCAACATATTCGATGCGGCCAACGCCGTAGCCGCCTAGCCCGCCGCCGTAACCCTCGACATTGGGCACGCCGGTTGGGCCGACGCCTGCGCGCGATACGCGCATGAAAACCTGTCCGGGCAGTTGAATGGAGCCCCAACCGCCAGCGCGATTAAACGCGAACAAGCCGGTACCCCATCCCCCTGCATCACCCGTATTCCACGGCTCGAAGATCGACGGGTTAGAGCCGGTCAGCTGATTAATGGCGTAGTTCATGCCGTTGCGGGTAACCCGTTCCTGCAAGATCGTTGCCTTGATCTTGGCGCGGAACACGGCATCGTTGGCGCCGCGGCGCAGCAAGTAGCGGCGCAGATAATCGAAAGCGAAAATATCAAGAAAGATGCCGGTGCAGGTTGCCAGTCGAGACTGCATCCTGGCGTAATCGATCAGCGAGCGGCACCATGCCATGACGTCGGCAAGACCGCCGAGCACGGCATCACGGATCGGCGCCACCCAGGAGAACCACCGATTCGGAATCAGCATCTTGACGCGGTTGACAATGTCCAAGCTATAGAAATCAAGTTGCGTGAAGATGGTGCCGTTAGCGCCGAAGGTACCGGTTCCGGCCAGTCGCGTCCGCGCCGAATGCGGATCGATAAGGATCGATACCAGCGCCGGGTTCATCACCAGCGCGCCATAAGCAAAGGCGGCGGAACCTGATTGCTGAAACTGCCGAGTACTGGCGGCGAGAATCGTGGCGCCGGCAAGGATCGATGGCGTGCCAACCTGTCGGTGCGTGCCGATCACCGCGCTGGCGGCCAGCGCGCCGACGCCGACCATCGGCGGCGGCGTTTCCAGCGTCGACAGGTGCGAGTGGACGGTGGCGTTGATCGCGAAATTGCCGCTTGCCGACATCGGCAGCGGGATCAGTGGATTGAACGGCGCGTCGAGAACGCTGTCGCCGGGCAGCGCGAAGTTGCTGTTGAGCGTCAGGTTATTGCCGTTGCCGCTGGTGTCGTAGCCCAGCGTCGTTAAATTGGTGTTGTTCTCGAAGTCGAACAAGAAACCGCCAACGCCGTAACCGCCAGCGTAGGATTTCGGATAGCAGTTAGCGCCGCTGCCGGTAGTGAAGTAGCTCGGATCGAGCGCTTGACCGTCGATGTAGTAGAACAAATCGAACTCGCCGTAGGCGGGCTCGGTAAAGTGATCATAGAATATCTGCCAACCGCCAATGCCACCAATGCCAATGTCGATCTCGCCAAGCGACGGATAAAGTGCGGACGAGTAGGTGCAGGCGACGGCGTCGAGCCAAATCTTAACGCGGTTGGCAGCGGTCGATTGATTAGTATCGACCTCAATGTGCCAGTTGTGCCATTTGGTGGTGTCGCTGATGCCTTGATTGGTTTGTAAATTGCAGGAGGTCGAGCCTGCCAATGCCGAAGCTTGATAATTCATTACGAAAGGACTGGGACCCTGCAGCGAGCAGGTGTTGGCAGCGGCACCGGCGCCATTAAAATTAAACAAACCGCAAGTATTTGTTGCCGATATATTCGACACGTTCATCTTGATCCAAAAATTGATCGTGAATCTGGTCGTGTCCGTGAGCGCGGAAGTTTCGCTTATAGTAGACGAATAGCTGGTGGGAGAGGCTATATTGCCAACGCGAATTGATCTGGTCGACATGGCGCTAGCTCACGACCGCCGATTGGCACTTGATGGTGGCGTAGACGAACGTGTTCATGCCGTCCTGGGTCAGCCGCTTGGTAGAGATCGAGGAAATATCGCCGGTGCGGCCGTTGATAAAAACACTATTGACCGCGACCACACCGGGCACGGTGTAGGGCCAGCCGCATAACATCGTGAAGGTCAAATCGTTGCCGAGCCCGAGCCCGTCGATGTTCTGCGCTATGATGGCGGCGACCTGCCCAACCACGGTTTGGTGGTCATAAGTCGGATCGACGGTGAGAATCATTGCCACCGTCACCATGATCAACGTCGGTGGGAATACCGCCAACTCGATGCCGAGCGGGCGCACGGCGTCGATTGCGTTCTGTGCCGTCTGCATGAACGATGTAGACGGATTTCCAGAACCGTCGTCGACCACGACTAAATAAAAACCCTGCCGCCAAGAGCCGTCGAGGTTATAGTTTTCCTTGATCGCCCATTGGATTTGCAGTTCGGAGCCCTCGATAGCGGCGATGGTGCCGTACATGTCGCCGCGCGACAGTCCCAGTATCCAATCGGAGAATCGTTTTTTCAGCGCGGCATCGCTCTCGACATCGATGCCATTGATGAATGGGTTGACATTGATGACTTGATCGACGCCGGTGATCGGCGACGCCATGACTGTAAGCTGGCCCTGCTCGATATTGCCGCCGGTGCCGGGCTGAGTATCGACGACCGGAACGTCGACAAAGGCGAAACCAGCCGCCATCACATAACCGTTGAGCAACGGCGAGTAGGTCGGTGCGGTCAGGTCGGCATAGACATTGAACGTGCGCAGGCCGTCCGCGGTGTTGACCTGCGAGCCGACCAGGACCACCGGCGATGACGGACCGGCCGTCAATCGCGTGAAGCGCGCCACTCCGGTCGCGGGCGTCGCCGACAACCGCGGCGAATTGGTGCCGGGTACCGGCGGCATGAAGTCGGCGGTGAAAGTATCGACGTCGATTCCAGTCGAGGTCGACAGCCTGATCGCCATCAGCAGCTGCAGCACCAGCGACTGGAACCATAGGAATACGCCGCCGAAACCTTCGGCGATGGCGCGCAGTGCGGACCCTTGCGAGAAATTGATGAGGTTAGAGGCGCGGCCCTGCATGCCGGTGACGATCGAGGCGACGACCGCCTGGAACGATTTGGTCGGCAGCGATGGCATTAGCTTAATCCGAAATTACGAATTGCACGGAAACCCCGGTTGCCTTGTCCCAATATTGAATGCCGATGCCGATATTGCTCGGCTGGTTTCGATCTTGGAGCACGGTGACCTTGGCTGGCGGATTAGGAGCAACGGAATCTTCCAGATAGACTTGAGCGCGGCAGATGGTTTCGATATCGGCGCGCGTCCACGGATCGCCGATTTTTTGCGGCAGTCCGGCGCCGTAATCGGGATGCCAGACATAACCCTTCACAGCCGTGAACAGCCGGCGTTCCAGCCGTTGTCGGGTCTCGTCGTCACCGTCGACCAGCATGAGATCGCCGGTGGCCGTGACGATGAAATCGTCATGCCAGTCGAGCCAGACATCCATTTGGTTCAAAGTCCCGGATTGTATGGACCGCCACCGCCGCCATTGGCCCAATGATTGATTGTTGGCGCGTCGTCGTGCAGCGTCTGCTTGGCCTCGTAGGTGCCGGTTTGTTGCGATTCGTCGGTGATGTTCTTGGCCGTGGTGTTGTAGTTGTTTTGAGCATTATGCGTCTGGTCGTTGTCGGCCGTCGTGGTGATGTTGCCCTGCGCGTCGAGCTTAATCATTGTCTTCTTTTGCTGTTGTTGCTGCTGGGTTTGGCCTGTCACCTGTGGCGTGCCGATGGTAACGGTGGGGCCGCCGGTCTGCTGAGCTTCGGTCTGGCCGCCGCCGCCGCCCTGTTGCTGCTGTTGGCCGCCCTGCGGCTGCTCGCCGGTCTTGAGTGTCAGCGAGCCGTCCTTGTTGAACCTGATCTGTTGGCCCCACTTGGTCCAGAACACCATCTCGCCGGACTCGACTTTCGGTGGCTTGTCCTTAGACGAATGCACTGACTTTGTGACCTTAAAGCTCTCGAAATCGTTTTCCTCGCAGCGAACGATGACTTGGTCGCCGGTCGACTTGCCATCGCCGGGAGTCAGTCCGACGGCGATGCCGAAGCCTTGGCCCATGTGACTTTCTTCGATTGGTATCCAACCAGTCTCCAGGCCGTCCGGCATCAACATGACCTTGGCCAGATGCTTATCTGGATCGTACGAGGTGACCATGCCGTGGCGCTCGGAGAAACGCCCGGCCATGAATCGCTCGATGCAGCGAAAGATCACATTTTCCAGCGTGTCCATTTTAATCCTCTACTGAGCGTCACCCCACGCGTCCCAACCGCCGCCCGCGCCGGACAATGCCGTCGATGCAGAAATCATCATAGTGTGGCCCTGCATGCCGAAATCGTGGTCGATCGTGTCGATCTGATAGGCGCCGTCAAAATCGGTGCCAGAAACTTCCAGCTTCATGGTGACGTCGATAGTAGGATCGCCGACGCAGAGCGCCTCAACGCGAAGCTGATGGCGGGAGACTTCCTGTTTCTTGGCGTCAGCGTATTGCTGCGCTTGGTCGGGCTGCAATGTCGGCGTTCGGTTGATGTACTGGTTCGCCGAGCCGCCGCCGCCGCCCTCAGTCTGAGCACTGCCGTTATAGACAGTTTTGTCGTAGGGATGCCAAGAGTCCCACTTGCAATCGGCGCCCTGACAGGCCTGCACGTTGACGGTTATATTGAGCCGCAGAGCATCGGAGCGCATGGGGCGCGCTGGCGACGGCGGTTGATAATGGACAGAATAGGCGCCACCGCTAGTCATCGGCGTCGCCTCATAATGGAAGGTGCCGCGCTTGTCGGTGTACCAGCGCGCGCCGTCAAACTGCGCCAGGAGCTGAATGCCGGTCATCAGCGATATACCGTCAGTCAGTTTGACGTAGTCCTGCTGCAGCTTCTTTCCCGCCATCAACTTCGAGCCGGTGGCTTCGCACGGCAAACCGACTCGGCCGCACCATTCCTGAACGATGTCCGAGCCCTTGCGGTTGACGAACTTCTCCACGGTTTTCTTCAGATGCAGTCTGTAGCCCCGGTCCTGACCAGACGCCGTTATGTAGCGGCCGATATAGTCGAACACGACCCGTAGGCACGGGCCGGTGATTAAGATGTCGGTCGGACCACCATGGCTCTCGACGACAATCGTGCAATCCTGACCGCCACCGTTGGCCAAAGCGGCAAAGGCGGGCTCTGCGCCGGGGTAAGACATCGGCAAGGTAACAGTCCAACGGCCGGGAGCGCGAGCGCCACAGAGGGTGACGTGGCCATGCTCGACCGGAAAGGTGCCGCCGCCTACATCGATCCAGGCTCGGTGCGGACCGACGCCCTGAGAAATCGCCACGTCATTGCCCCAGGATTCCAGTCGGCGGTCGGCCCGGTAGGGTCGGCGGAATCTTCAGATCGACGCGACCACTGGTAATCCACGGGTCGATCATGCCGTTAAGGCTGGCGATAGCCGTCCACTGCAGCGCGTCGCCGAAATCAAACATGGCGACATGGAACAGCGTGGTGTGGCTGACCCGCTCGATCTTGGCCGGGACGGTAGCCGCTATATAGCCAACGGTGGTAGCCATTAGGGCAACTGATCAAGGTTCGAGGTGACGCGACCGACAATACCGCGCAGCTCGGCAAGCGAGGATTCGTCGTTGGCCGAATTGTAAGCATTGACGACGCCTTGAATCATCATTTCTGGCGCCTGCGAGGTATCGGTCCAGGTGTCAAGCTGGCCGGCAGCATCGTATTGAGCTTGCTCGATCTTGCCGGTGAGCGCCTGAGCATTAAGCTGCAGCGCCAGAATGGTCGGCGCCGACGCTTGAGCAAGCGGGCTGGCGGCCGCGACCTGATTCTCCAGACTGGTCAGCGCAGTGGTAATGGCGGGCGCGATGGTCATCCGGCGCTCATGAATGGCAAGGTACTGGACGGATTAATGTCGGGACCGAGTGCCGACGAGAACGGCGCAGTATTGATATTGCCGACTGCGTTGATGCCGACCACAGCGTCAGCGCTGGTGAAGTCCTGCTGAACCAGTGATTCAGAAGTCGAGACCTGCTGCGCGATATTGCCAAGTTGCGGATTGGTAACCACGGTGCAGTCGATCGAATATTCGACCCATACGGGCAAGCGCCGGACCCGATAAGCGAAATCAGCAATGATCACAGAGCGAAATTGTCCGCCCCAAGTAAGCGGCAGAACCGCGCCGGCAGCGCGCATGGCGTCAAGCTGAAGGCACCTAGCGTAAGCAAAGTCATCAAACATGTGCCCGCGCCAAGAAATCTGGTTTTCGTCGGGGCCGAGCGTGTCGATTACCCGCGAGCCGCCCGGCAGCTTGTGCACGATCATGATCTGCTTACCGCCCGCGCCCATGACGTCGGGCGTCGAGTAGGCAGTGAAGGTCACGCCGCCGAGATTGAGAACGTCCTGTGCCATTTTATGTGGTCGTCATTTGCATGTCGGGCGGCTGCCAGCCGCGCCAGCCGTCGTGGTAGGGCGCTTGGCCGGGCTGGTCCATAAGCGCAGCAAGCTGTGTCGACAGCGCCTCGCTAATCCTCTGGCCGTCAATATTGAGGCTCACCACAATCGGGCGCGACTCGCGCGGTGACGAGGTCTGAATCGAGGCGCGAATCACGTCGCCAATCTGGCGCGATTGACTGCGAATGTCGCCTTCCGCCGAAGTTGGGATGAATGGGATCGACGGCATCTGCGGCATCGAGGTTCCCGGCGTGGCCGGCGGCAATGTGGTGCCAAGCGGCGGCACCCCGCTAGCTCCTTCCGGCGGCGCCGGCTCACGCGGCTGCGGCGCGTAGCCGGGCTGGCCCGGCCGCACCCCGCCCAGTGGCGCAATGATGATCGAGGATGAGCCGGCCGGGGCCGGTGGGGCAGCACCTAGCGTCGGGGCTGTGCCGGTAGGTGCCAGCTCACGCTGTAGATCGTAGGGATCAAAGTGCGGCAGCAAATCGGGTCGGTACACACGACGCGATCCGCCGCGCGGGAACCTTATTGTGTCATAGGGTATTTCTGACGGCCCGAACTGTCGGCCGGTACCGCCGCGCGGTTGTAAACCAAGCAGGCTCGCCAGCCAATTGTGAAGATCAAAAATCTTCTGCTCAAGCGCGTCGAATGTCGGGGTCAGTGCGACCACCGCCGCGCCAGCGGCGCCCAAAGCCAAGACCAATCCGCCGGTCCCGGTCAGGGCGGCGGCAAGCGCGAGTGCTGCCACACCACCGG